GTCGTGGTCATGAATAGTGGCGGCACTGCCCAAACGACTGTTGCCCCATCTACTAGCGGTAACGTTTTAAGTAGTAATGGTACTGATTGGACAAGTGGTGCAGTGCCAGCTAGTCATCCTGCTAATTGGTTTGGTACTGGTGCTGATGGTGCAGTTACTATAGGTTCAAATACTTATTTAACTAGTTCGACAGATGGTCCAGCTGTTATAAAAAACTATTCTTCTTTAACCGTTAATGCTAGTCAACTATTATCAGTGTCCAATAGATGTAAAGGTTTAATTATCTATGTCACGGGAAATTGTACAGTTAACGGCAATATTATTATGGATGCATTAGGTGCATCTGCATCAGGCTCATCGCAAACGATTTATGAATATTCCGGTCAAACTGATGGTATTACTGCTGGCGAAGGACCTCCTGTAATTAGTACTTATAATACTCCTGCTACCGGTGCCGCAGGTGGTGCTGGTGCTACTGGTGCTAATGTTGGTTCTCCAGGATCTGCTGGTAGTGCGGGCCAAGCCGGCGGCGGCGGAGGCGGTGGTGGAGTTGAAGGTAATCAAGGTAATGGCGGTCCTGGTGGCGCAGGCACATCATATGCTGGCGGTTCTGGCGGCGGCGGTGGTGCTTATTTAAATCAAACCGGCGGTACGGGTTCTAGTACGGGTGGATCTGGAGGCGCGGGCGGTTCTCCTACTGTAACTACTATTGGTGGTTCTGGAGGTGGCGCGGGCAATCCGGGCGGTACTGGCGGTACAGGTAATGGATCCGGTACAACCAATGGTATTACACCAACATCTGGCGGCGGCGGTGGTTATTTAGCTTTAATCGTTGGCGGTAATTTAACTATTGGTAGTAGTGGAGTCGTATCAGCTAATGGTGGAGCTGGCGGAGCTGGTGGTAATGGTACATCAGGCGGTGTAGCAGGTTCCGGCGGCGGCGGCGGCGGTGGTGGTAATGTATGGATATTCCATGCGGGTACATTAAGTAATACCGGTACAGTAGAGGCATTAGGCGGTACAGCTGGAGCAGCTGGTGGCGGTTCCGGTGTAGCATTCCCTGGTTATGCAGGCGGAGCTGGTGGAAACGGTAGCGTCAGTATCACTCAAATTCTTTAATTAATCTTTCGACAGGGCATGTTAAACTTATCTTATCTATAATCATAGGTCTACCCATGCCCCAATATCCAATGTCCTTCAATTACCCAGGTCCATTTAATCTGACTGGTACTCCAGGTCAGGTATATAGTATGGTTGCTGATGCTGCTGGTAATTTAGTCATCGAAGCAGGCGCTGGACCAGATAGTGTTGATTTAACTACCGATGTCACTGGCATACTGCCAGTTGCTAACGGTGGGACAAACGCAGCTAATCTTGATGCGCTGGCTAAATCAGGCGCTAATAGCGATATAACCAGTCTCTCTGCCTTAACAGCCCCCTTAGCAGCCGCTGGCGCTAACTCAGATATAACATCTTTAAGTGGTCTTACAACCCCTCTAGGTACTCACGAAGGTGGTACAGGTTCTAATTTATTTAGTTCAGGACAGGCTACATTTGCATCTGCTGACAGTATAGATGTTGTCGATATCACTATTACCGCCGACAGTCTAGTTGTTGTTACTGAAGCTAGTAGCACACCTGCTAATACTTACGCTGTTGTAGTCTCAGCAGGCGTTGGTTTTACAATTTACAGCTCTGCAGCCAGTACAGCTACAGTAAACTATATGAGGATTAACTAATGTCAACTCCAACGCAACCAGGCGATGGCCAAATCTTAGATCAACGACCTCAATCGACTACACAGCCGATGGCAGTTGAGTCATCGATATTAATTAATGCGATTTGCAATGCCACAGCTACAGACGGTTCCCCTTGGATGAATATCGAAAGTTTTAGCAAGTTCGCTTTAGAAGTATCAACAATTTCAGGCGATGGTACTTATTCGTTACAATTAGTGGGTAGTTTGAGTCTTGAAAGTCCTGATCTAGTTTCTCTAGATGGTTTCAATTTAGGTTCAGCTATTACTGAGGATGGGATTACCTTTCCGACATTAAATGCAGTCCGTTGGCTTCAGGCACAACTCACGATTTCAGGTACTGCTACAGTTAACGTCAATCTGTCCGGTATTGCTCCTTAAATTTGTTATAATTTATTCATATCACACCTAGGGCAGAGCCCTTTATTATGTCAGATGACATCAGGAGCACAATATGGATAACGTTACTAATCCTTTGGAAAATCAAGACGGACCGCCACCAGTAGAGCCTACTGGCAAGGGTCAGCCTCATCATGTCGAAGCCCGTTTGGCTGGACTGGAACCCGAACTTAAGGATATGTTCGAAAAGAACATAGCCGATAAAGTCGCTACGGAACGAAATTATCGCAACGCCGACGCTGAATTGCGTAAAACTCAGCAAAAACTGGCTGAAATGGTCAAAGAAAAGCAAGATGCAGAAACTGCCCGTATGGTTGAACAAGGTAAATATAAAGAACTTGCCGAAGCCTCCGAAAAGCGCGCAAGAGAAGCTGATGATAAATTATTCACTTTTCAAGTCAAATCTCATTTAGACCGTGAATTAGACGCCGCTGGCGCGATTGACTCAGATATGATGTCAGCGGCAGTATTGGCTAAGTATTCCGATGAATTACGCTCAAATCCAGATAAAGCGACTGAATTAGTGGCTAGTTTAAAGGTAGCCAAGCCTCTCCTGTTTAAACAGATGGTTGCAGCGGATGCAGCAGACGCTACTCCAGTACCTAGATCTACCGGTGCTCCTGACACTAGTCCTCCGGCAGGCAAGAATCCATCTACATTTGATGCTACCGATAAATCAGTACCTGAAAATGAAGTTAAGCGTAGATATAAGGAAGCTATGAAAAACGTTAGCTGGTTTAGCTAATAGCGTTATCGTATAGCTGCGCTATACATTAATACGCGCAATTAAACTGTCATACACGCAGTTATATCCTTTTGCGCGCAAGTATCTCTGAGATAAATTTAACCTACACACCGAAAATGTGATAATATTAATCTTGAAACGTAATGTTTCTTAATATTAGGTTTAAAGTTTTTCTCAAGAGGTTTTATTAATATGGCGATCGTGAACCCTAATTCTGGCTTTCAAATTGCCTATCAACAAAACTACTTAGCCCGCTTTTTTGAGGAAGGTTTAGACAGTGAAATGGCATTTCGTAGAGATGCATTTCAAGAATTGATTCCTATCGGTGCCGGTCAAACAATTACAAAAACCCGCGTTGGCAGAACACCTCCGCAAGTTAATCCTCTCAATCCTCTTAATGTTACTGGTTTGGATAACGGTCTTACCGCTTCAACTCCTAACCTAGAACAATACATCTACAGTGTATTCGAATATGGTGGTCTTAAACAAGTCGACTTACTTGCTGAACAAGCTGGTATCGCTGACCAATTAATGATGAATGCTAAGCTTAACGGCGTTGAAGCTGCTCAAACAGTAGAACGTATCGCTAAGAAAACATGGTTCGCCGCTTACAATACAGGCAATTCCTGGATACGCGACGATGGTTCAGCCAGTGATCCTACTACAGCTAGAATATACCTTGATGATATCCGTGGTTTCCAAACAGTTCCAGTTAATGGACAAATGCAACCAGTATCGTCCAGTTATCCTCTTTTAGTTAATGAAGTAGCTTTTCAATCAGGCGTCGATCAATCTTTTTATGTAACCGCCGCAGTTGCTGATGCAGTAACCCAAAGCGTTTATCCTTCTTCAGTAGCTGGACAATCCTCTGATGGTGTTTCTGGTTACTTAACCATATATCCAGTAGCTGGTACTTTGCCAGTCGCCGGTGATGCTATTCAATCTAGCTTGGCTACTCCAGTGCTTCGTCCAAACAACAAGCAAGGTACTAACCAACTTACTTCTAGCGATCAATTGACAATTCAATTGCTCAACAACGCTAAAGCCGTACTGCAACAAAATGCTGTTCCAGTACATCCTGAAGATCGCTGCTATCACTTGTATTACGACTATCAATCAGAAAATGAATTGTTAGTTGACCAACAATTCCAAATAATGTCAGCAAGCCGTCTTTCTGACCCAGAAGACCAAAATGGTCGTATCTTCACCTTAATGGGCATGAAATTCATACCTACCACTGAAGCTTACCTACAAGCAATGGTAACTGCAGCCGGTATGCAAGCAGCTCCACCTAACACAATGGTTCACCGTGTATTGATTACTGGTTATGACGGTTTGCGTCAAGGTAACTTTGCCGGTCTTGAATCTTATGCAAATCGTGATGGAGTTGGTTCAATCAACAACATCTACCTTGTAGACAATATAGCCCACATAATTCGTTCACCTCTAGACAATATGGGTCGTCAAGTTTCATTAGCTTACCTGACAGTATTTGCCATGGTTTGCCCAACTGATTTGACTACAACCCCTGCAATTATCCCTACATGTAATAACGCCACGTTCAAACGTGCTGTTGTTATAGAACATTGTTAATCACTAAGGAGTGAATTATGGCTTCTGAAAAGGCACCGATCGTAAATACCCAGCTCATCTCCAAGAGAATGCCAGAAATGCGTAAGCAAAGAATGGCAAGCCGTGAAGACGCCCGTCTTCCAGGCGAACGCGGAATTAAGAGCGCTGGTGGTCCCGTGAAAGAAGGTTCTTTCAGAATGAATTCTGAAGTAATGGACCGTATCGTAGGTTCACGCGAAGTAGCAGACATGACCGTAACACAGGAGCCTAGTTTGTAATGAGTAACCCAGTTCAACCAGTATTTGGAACAATAGCACCTCTAGACGTTCCAGCCGCTGAAGTAGTATCTCAAGTAGCTAGCTTTAACGCAGCTTTACTTTCAACGAACTTTGTCAACACCACAGCTGGCGCTGTAGTTGCAACTCTTCCAGATGCGACACTTAGCCCAGGTAAGGGTCTTGTAGTTTTCTGTACAGTTCATAGTTCTAACGTAACCTTCGCATGTGTTAATTCGCAAGATATTAACGGTGCTGCTGGTACAAGTCTTACAGCTTTAAGTGCTGCTAACACGGGCTATGTATTCCTTTCAGATGGTAACAACTGGTTCGCAGCTGCTGGTCTGGCTATTAAGTAACGCCCAGGAGGTGTTTATGAAACCAGGCAAAGTAGTAAAAATCATGGGTCCAGATTGGAACCCAGCTAGTATGAATGTTGGTAAACCTACCCGCATGAATTATGGCGAAAAGACTACCACCCCGCAGACTACTGCAGGCGAAAAGCGTATCGAAGATGTGTTTATACCGTATTATGATAGACGTGGGTTTATCACTAACAACGCAGCCCGTACAGCAACAGGACAAATGTTTGTTATACCGACCAGCTGTGGCGTTATGGAAGAAAGAGATCTAGGAGCATAGTATGAGTTCACCCAGCGCACAAAATCCGTTACTTACACCAAATTTCAGTCAATACAGTTCTGCTGGACTGGTAAGTATTGCTCAAAGCCCAGCTGATGTTTTAGCTGCCAACCCCCGGGTTGCTGCCACTGAAACATTGACTTTAAGTACTAATCCTACCAATGCTGACGTTTTGACACTTACTTTATCTAATCCAACCTTACCTAATGGATCGCTTGCCGTTTCTTTCACAGCCTCATCTGATACAAATATTACCGCAGCTGCAAAATTAGCAGCTGCACTATCTTTAAGCCCAGTAGCTATGGGTCACAATATCGTCGGCACTTCTTTGTCAAATGTTTTGTCGGTACATCAATCAGGTCCAGTTGGAAATTATACGCTAGTTGCGTTTCATTCCACGGGATCTACTACAGCTGTTTTAAGCAATCAAGCGTCCAGCTCTGCTGTTGTAGGCGGTTCTGCTACTGAAGCAGATGTAGTTACTTTAGTGTTTACTAATGCAAGTTTCTCAGGCGGCTACGAAGATGTTGCTTATACAGTTCCAGCTACACCAACTTTAGGTTCAGTAGCGGCAGGTATAAATGCTGCCATTAATGCAGACGTTGTATTACAAGCTAATAACATTAGTTCCACAGTTGTAGCTGAAACACTCACAATCAGTCAATCGGGTCCAAATTTCGCTACCTTATCTTATACAAAAGGTAGCAATTCTGAAACAGTTGTTTTCGCTTCCCTGCAAGGCGTTGCTCAAGGCGGCTCTGGTCCAGTAATACCATGCTTAAATTTCAATTCTTCACAAGGCGTTCAAACGTTAGTTATGAAAGCTGGCAACCCAGTTCAACTGAATACGCCTACAGTGGCCGATTTAGTCAGAACAGGTAGTCCAGTCATCTAACTACTGACTTAGAAGTATTCGACAAAAATCTATCAATTCTTCATGAGTCATAGCGCCTTTAGCCGTGTTGTATCTTTTAGACACCCACTGCAGATTACTGTATTTATAGGCTAAGTTGGGATACCTAGAAACTGGTCGAATATGGTCTAGATGTAGATTTACGCCTATCACTAAAGGTTCTTTAGTGTAAGGACAGATAGGCGATGTCTGCAAGTCCTGATGTAATTGAATAGCCAACGCCCGCATCGCTAGCCGTCCTGGATGGTATTTAACGTTCCCGCGCCGACTGCCGGAGCGTCCATTTAATAGTTGCAATACCCACTCTGGACCTTCTGCCTTTCGATGCTTCAAGAAACATGCTTTAGCGTAGGCGTCGGCGCAATCTTTACAAGAACTCTGTTTCTTATCTTTCGTATGACCATGGGCACTAAATCTATCCATTGCCAAACTAAGCTTGCATTTATTGCATATTTTCATATCTGCCAATTATCCCAGACTTTTCAGCGATTTATAACTTAAAATATACTTATATACTTGGAGATTTACATGCCTATAACCGAAGTTGACAAAGTGCAAGTGCGCCGTTTCTTAGACTATAGCGCCGTTGGTTTATATAGACAATCGCCCGGTGGTGGCTCTCTAGCGCCATTCAACACTGGATTTCGTATGTTTAACTCTTACGGTAATCTAGAATTTAAAATGAATAACTTACTTCCCGAAGAAGAAGCGACGCTAACAGGTCGTCCTTACGGAGCCATAGCATTTAATCAACCAAATCCGACGCAATATACAATCCCTGTAGATTCTGGCTCTACAGTACAAGTCTCTATAGCTTCTACAGCCTTCGGCTCATCCTCTCCAGTCGTTTTAAATTACACCGTAGTAGAAGGCGACACCTTCTTGACGATATGCGGCAATATAGCCCAACTAGCTGCCTCTAATGGCGTATTTAGTGGGGCAGGGTTCTATGCAATGAATGGTTATGGAGCTGGTCCGATAGGACAGCCTCAAGATCCTTCACAGCAAGTCACTATGCCTATATGTTCATTTGTTGCCCCAACTCCATGTACACCTTTCACATTAACGGTTACGGGAACTGGACAAACTATTCCACAAATTATAGCTAACGGTATTCCGCTACCTCCAACTTTAACGTCTAATCTAAGCTTCCCACCTACAAAAGTGTTTGGTTATTTGCCAATCTTAGTGTATCTGGAAGACCAGATGCTAGGTTCTACGTCGGATAACTTATCAGTATTCAAAGCTAATGACGCCATTTTAAGATTGACTGAGATGAAGGATAGAAAAATGCTATTCAAAACGCAATGCAATCGTCTTGCCGTATTTCTAGGTATTATGAAAAACCCCGACAACGCGGCGCTTACTGGTAGCGCTACCCTAGGTAACTTATCAGGCGGCATGCGGAGTGTCGTATGAGCTGGATCTCTATCACTAGGATCTTGCAGAACGCGTATGGCGTGGCAGCCGTCCAAGTAGGACCGCCATTCTCTGTATACCGCACCACTGATGGTTCTAGCGGCAATATTATTCAGCCACAGAACCTAATTGCTGATAATGTTAGAGTAGACAGACAAGTTATGAAATCAGGGGATAAAGCATTTGAAGGTACGAAAGATTTACCAAATTTTTGGTACAAGATTATGGCTAATTGTAATTCGTTCCTGGTGGGCGATATTTTTATTCTTAAAAACCTACCTCTAAATCGTGGCTGGGTAGCAACAACCTATAACACAACCGAATTCACCGCATTTTGCTTAGCAGAGAATATGCCTACTAGACATCCTATTGGAGCCAGATTAAACACTACTGCCCAGCTGTATACTTCGTCATGCTTACCTACGGCTGCTAATTATTTTGATTCTACTAATCCTAATCGGATGCCTATTATATTAGTCAATGGACAGTTCGTTGCTCTCAATGCGGGACAGGAGGCTGCAGTAATACCAGTAGGAGTTATGCCTTACCGAAGCTATGGCGGTGGGATTTATAACCAACCTACTCCCGATATGCCTCCGGTAGAAAAAAGACTTATATATTTACCTGCTTTACCTGGTTACGTTCCCGTAGCTTCCGATGAGCTTATCTTTCAGGATGGATCGCGCTATCAGATTGATTCGAACTATAGGCAAGTAACAGGAACCTCTGGAGGTTTGTATATTTGCAAAAAGTTCGTCACTGGTGGTGGGCAATAATGGCAAACGTTAACCAACTCTACCAAGCATTAATAACACAAATAACCACTGCATTTGCCGGTACCAATCCTTTAGTGAATACTCTTCCCGTACTGCCAGCTCCAGAGATAGGTATCGACTGGCCTGCTCAGAAGTGCATAGGAGCTGTATCTAACGGTACTGAACCTGCTTTAATTAGTTTCTTCGACCGTGGAACTACTAAGAATATTACTAGAGCTATTCCGCTACTGAATGTCTTACCTCCTATCGGACCTAATCCGGGAGCTGTATTGACGCCTAGTAGTTTACTACTGAAAGCCGGAGAGACAGTTGCTTTAACAGGGTCTTCGACTCCGATAATTAACGACGCGTTCTGCCTTACCCTTATATATGGATCGGCAGGGCAGTTTCAATTATTCGCTGAATATACCTGTTCCAACACCGACACATTGACTACTGCCCTTACAGCGCTAACGGCTAAAATTAACTTATTTGAAAGCTTCTCAGCTGCATTAGTGGGAGATGTCATTACAGTTACTAGTACATTTCAGCAAAACGTTACCGTAAGAGCTGAAGTAACTAATATAGCCACGGTAACTATGGAAGGCTACCGATGGTTAAGGGATATACAAATAACATTATGGGTGCCATCGCCTGCTGCACGTTCGAAGTATGGCGATGTTTTAGAACAGCTGCTTACGCAACTAGAAGTAAATTATGGATTCTTTACAGCTGATAATACTGCAGTTAGAGTGCTAGTTACCCACGACCATATCTGGACTGATAGCCAGTTGCAAGACTATTACCGACGGGATTTCATAATATCTCTAGATTACGCTGTCTTAAATACGTTACCTGCATTCCCAATAGAAACGATATCGCAGAATTATGGTTAATATTCCTGAAAAGGCATATATTCCCGCGCGGGAATATTAAGACTTACAGGAATGTATTCTAGCTATCTTTACTAGCTGCCTCATATCTGTCATAACAGAGTTAGAGGTGATTGACATGGAAGAATATTATGAATATATAGATTACATCAGTAAACAGCACTTGGAAGAATGTTATGTGTATGAACTGCCTGATACTTTAGATGAAATACGTACCACGTTAGGACTTAAGGAACCTCCCGTAGCATTTATTCGTCGCTACTGGGCTAATCTTGTCCTAGAACACTGGCGTCAGTTCTGGTGTCTAGAGTGGCTGTATGAACGTTCAGGCCGCCCCCAAGTAGAAGGATTAGATATTATTACGACTATTGAATGCTGCAAAGTGCATTTAGAAGGGTGTCTCATGGCTAGCTATGAGAATTGCGACTTAGTTGAAACTAAACATATTCTTAGCAATTGCTATTGCCCGAAGTGCTACAACGACAAACTTAGTGGATGGAGACAAGCTGATGTATAAACAACTGATGATAAATGGAGCAGTGCTAACCGGACTTATAAGCGGTCTTTTCATGCAGCCCGTATTCCCCGAACCCTATACTGGCGGAGTATCTACAGGAATATCTGGAGTGGACTTACGGGTGGACAATTACACAGCAGGGGTGTTACGGCAAGAATTAGAACCAACTGCTATGACAGTCAGGATACCGCAGTTGGATCGGCCAGTCACTACGGTTCACCTGCGGCCACAATTATCGGCAGTCGGTTTTCACTGGGAAGGACCGTATCACATTATTACTTATGTGGATCCTGCGTCTAGTGTTTATGGAACTATATTTCCCGGAGATCGGGAGATTTCCTTGGCTGGCATGGACCCTAAGCAATCTGAGATACAACGCAAAAATTACGGAGCAAATAATACTACGGTTGAAATGGTGTTCCAGAAACCTAACGGACAACGATTAACACTATCTGTCATCAGACAACCAGTGGCTAATTTTGACCCTGCATTCGCCAGAACACTTCTGCCTTATTAAGGCTTCGGCGCTGAATCGCCCGACATCTTTTTCATAACAATAGCGCTAACGATCCCCGACATGGCTGCTATACAGCCCGTAAGGAGCTGGTCGTTTACTACATAAGTGACATGCATCATTGCAGCAACAAATGGCAGCAAAGTAACACTGAGAATTAGTATTGACAGTGTAAATATCGCAACTATCGCTACTGTATCTATAATGTTCATTTTGTTTACTTGTGGATGGCTAAATGTGCAGCTACGAAACCGATGCAATAACACCCTAGTGCTATGAAGAAATCCATGACTGTTGTTTGCATCATTATACACCTAGTGCTGTTCTGACATCTGCGACTATTTTAGCTAAATCTGTAGCTGCTACTTGAGCATCTGCTAGCAATTTCTGAACATCATCAGCAGCTAATTTGCCATCAGCTTCTAATTCGGCTAATGTAGCTGGATTGCTCAGAGCATTCACTAAGCTAACTACTGTACCTAGACTACCTGCTAAATTACCAAGATTAAGCTTGGGTTCCATACTATCGGACATTATTATTCCCTCATATCTATACATGTAGTTCCTAGTATACCTTAAGTTTTATTACTAGATTAACCTAAAATAATGTTAAAATACACTTAGCTTATATAGTTAGGAGTATTTTTTACATGCCGATTGTCGTCGATCCAACACAGTTCAACCCGGCTGCCTTAACAGTTCCAGCAGTTTATTTAATAGTACAACCCCCGCAAGCTTCTATTACGGGTGCTCCAGCTTCCGTGTTCGGTAAAGTCGGTACAGCCTCTTGGGGTCCAGTAAACCAAGCTCAATTAATAGGTAGTTTGCAGGCTCAAAACATCACTTTCGGTGGAATTAGCGCTGCTTCATTGTCAGATCCGTTCGACATGGCTACTTCAGTCTGGGCTTCGTATCAACAAGCATCCAACCCACAAGGTTTAACAATTCAAGGCGTTCGCGTTTCAGACGGTACCGACGTAGCAGCTTCAGTCACATTAGTTGATAATACGGCTGATGTTCAAACAGTCACTGTCGGTGGTAGTAAAACATCTGGCGATACAATTATACTGACATTTACAAACAGTAAAATTACAGGCAGTCCGCTCAGCTTGCCAATGTATACAGTTCTAACGGGCGACACGCTAACCACAATAGCAACAGCCTTAAAGGGATTAATTAATGCTAGTACTGCTTTAATAGCGGCAGGCATCACTGCTACTTCTTCGGGAGCAGTCGTTTCTGTTGTTGCTAATACAGATTTAGATATCATTCCAGTTATTACCTCTACATTAAGCGAAGCCGCAACCGAAACCATCACCGTTGCTTCTCCATCTGCCGTTACTGGTGGAACACTTACAGCGCTCTATACTGGCGTTCTAGGTAATAAAATCAAACTTTCAATTCTTCCCGGTTCTTCCGCCAGCAAGGTAAATGTTCTGTTAACCGCTTGGGCTGGTAAGGCGCAAGAATACTACGTTGGTCTTCCTAATACATCTGCCTTCTGGGCAGCTTTAGCGTCAACCTTATCCGGTGGTGCTGGTCCTACTGTTCCATCTTCTGTACTAGCTTCTTTCGCTCCGGCATCATCGACTCACGGACCTCAACTACAAGTCGCAACCGCACTCTCAGGCGGTACTGATGGTCGCGGTGTTTCAGCTGGTCAAATGGTTGGTTCTGCAACAGGCGGAGTTACCGGGCAGGGTTCAGGCTTATATGCACTGTTGCCTGCGAAACCTTTCTGTCAACAAGCTGCTTGTGTCGGTTTAACCGATATGACTGTCGCTCCTAGTATTCAAGAATTTGCTTATCAAAACGGCATACTAATGTTCATCGCCCAAGCTATAAATACCGATCCTACAGATGCAGTCACCGCTTTAAATACCTACGGTATAGATAACTACCAAGTAATCTGTTTTATAGACTGGTGTCAAATGTTCGATCCAGTTAATAACGTAGCACGTTATGTATCTCCAGACGGTCCTTTAGGTGGTTTAGTTGCCGCTTTAGCTCCACAAAACTCACCATTGAACAAACAGTTACAAGGCGTCATAACGACCTCTAGACTGCAAGCAATCGGACCTTATAATGACTCAGAAGTTGGCTTAGCTAATACAAACGGTTTAGCCCTTGTCAGTAATCCTATCGGACAAGGTCCAACATTCGGTTTCGTTACTGCTGTAAATACTTCGTTAGATAATTTAGGTACTGCTCCTGTTGAATATTCGCGCATGACGAATTTCTTAATTCAATCTATCGGAGCTAACTTAGGCATATACTTAGGTGCTAATCAATTACAGCGTCCGATAGATCCCGTTAGAGCTGCTATTAAGCAATCTTTAAATACATTCTTGAATGGCATGATAAGTGCTGTTCCAGCACAATTAGATGCTGCTACCGTATTATGCGAATACGATTCATCCGGCACTATGGGCGGTGTACCAGGATATAACACTAATGCGACTATAGCTGCACATCAATGCTCAGTATTCGTTGCTGCTACTTATGTATCTTCAATCTGGTATTTAATTTTCACCCTTCAAGGCGGAACCACTGTCAGTGTACAGAACGTAGTTTCACCGCAACCACAGAGCTAGGAGTAATTCAGCATGGCATACGCTAATATCACCGGAATGAATATAGGGCAAGATTTACGTCTTGTATTATTTCAACCTGTTAACGGCGCAGGGTCTAGCTTTACCGATACCGCCCTAGGTCGTATCGTTAGTTTTAATGCAGTGCCTGTTATCTCTGAAATAGCCCGCGTACCACTTACAAATGGCGGTATACGTGTCGTACGTAACGTCTATCAAGGTTGGAACGGCGATATGGATTTCGTTAGATATAACGGCAATCTGACAACTTTAATAGCTTCTATTATGGGTGTATTCAATACACTTGGTAATGAATCGTATTTTAATATTGATGCTCTTGTATATAATCAAATCAGTCAGACTACTGATACATTAACATTCTTAAATTGCGTAATCAGTCAGGTTAACACCGGTTCATTCGGTGAAACTGCTGCTGTTGAACAACGCCTTCACTTTGAAGGACAGAACATATTGTTTAATGGTCAAGAGCTTAGTGCGCTAGCAGTGCCTAGTAATATTACTGGTGGCGGTCCGTAATTATGCGTAAGTTATCTGACCTAGTATCAGATATCCGCAACGAAATTAGAGAGATTCCACTAACTAATAAGGCTGTTCTCAACCTGTTAGGCGTAGCCGTACAGGAGCAGGTCCAGTCTATGATTGGTACTAAGCAGATATTCTGGCAGGATTTAAAACCTAGTACGATTAAGCGTAAACAATCACATAACGGTGGACGCAATGGCGATGCCAGTACGCCTCTATATGATATGGGCGATTTTTATCGAAGCATTGAATATAAGGTAGTCAATAAAAATACTGTTCGAATATTTAGCGATGATAAAGCAGCCGAATATCATGAATACGGAACTAGTTCGCAAGCACCCAGACCTGTCTTCAAGCCAGCGGCTATGATAGTGTTGAAGAAGTTTTTAGGCGGGAATATGATATCTAAGTTTTATTTACTGAGTTTGCGCTGATTGTATTTTAATCGTCGTTGTGAGTTCTTGAATGCTTTATTACATTGCTTACAGGCGCAATCGTAGCCATCTAAATAGGGACTTTTATCGAACTTACTTAATGGTAATGTCCGTAGACACATTAAACAAATTTTCATATTAAAACCTGCTAATTTCCTACGGACATGAAACCCCTATAATCATGGTGCTGAATCGAATTATAGGAGATTTCTATGCCCGAACTTACTGTCAATACTACTGTAGCTGCACCAGAAAAACAAGCAGATGTTAAGAAGGATGAAGCACCGAAGGGGTCGGTAGTAAACCTCCGCCCTAACGTAAGCTTCAAACTCCCCGACGGACGCGAAATAGAGATGGGCAAGCCAGACACTCCGACAGCCATGCTCCTGCCTACGGTAGTCGCCAGCATGCAAGACCCTAATCTTAAGTCAGATCCTGCCAGAAACGAATTTAACGCCCGGATGGCTATGTTTGTACGTAAGATTAATAACAAACCATTTAGACCACCTATGTCAGCTGGAGACGTCAGCGTCATCCTTCATGAGCTAGGTGAAGACGGCTGCGACATTGTGCTAGATGTGTACTTTAAGCACTTCGCGCCTCTAAATGCCGACCAGATAGAAATCATAAAAAAGTAGTAGAAAGCCCGTTTTTCAATGAAGTAGCATTTTTGGTACAAAACGGCTTCTCTCTAGACGAAGCTTGTTCCTTGGATTCCACCCTAAGAACAGCGTTTATCTATGCCATTCAGCAGCAGAAAGGTGGGCGTATAAACTGGGAAACGGGCGATATAAGTTTTAAATAATCGTATAATTAATGTATGAGAGACGCAGTCGGAATTGAACTTAAACTGAACCAGAATCTTGAATCGCAACTCAAGATTATATTACCTATGCTGGAAAAAATGGAACAGCGGTTCGGTAATATTAATAAGACTTTGGCTAAGATGCAGGATTTACACGATAAGGCTACCCGTGGTTTTAATGCTATGGGTCATAGTATCGATCGCGTGACGCAAAAAGAGAAGGCTCTTGCCCGCGTGAATAGTCAAGTAGCTAATGTTGGCATGGCTGCCAAGGGTGCTACTAGATCTGTAGATATACTAGGTGCTTCCTTGGGAGCCTTAACCCGATTAGTTGCTCCTTTAATGATTCTTCAAAAACTCACCCAAGGCGCAGAGTTTTTAGGTGGTTCAGCGCTAGATTTTGAAAAAGAATCAAAATCATTACAGCAGATAGGACTTAGTAAGGATTTCCAGAAGAAACTTATTGGAGATGCTTTACGACTGGGTTCTAGTGGGCAATATGCTTTAAGTGGTGCTGATTTTATCCATACATTTAAAGAAACTAGACTATCAGCTAAATCAGATGAAGATGCGCGTAAAAATCTACCTATGATCGGTGCAGTTGATATGAAGTTGCGAATGATTGATAAATCATTAGCCGGACAAGCGAATTTACTCCCTAGATATTTTGAAAAGTTTGGTGCCTTTACCGATCCCGATAAAAATAAAGTTGCTAATGATTTAGTTAAAGTCATGCAAGCCTCTGGCGGTACTGTCAATATGGCGCAATTATTACAACAAATCGGTACATCGGGCACCGCTGTAATTGGCAGTGATCCGTTAAAAGAAATGACAGAACAAGCATATTCTATTAAAGAATCAGCAGCAGGCGCTGGAGGGGGTGGTAGAGGTCGTGGTGGTGTGGGACGACAAGCCTTGGATAGAATTGTGAACTTAGGTATTATTCCGCCGGCCATGGCAACCATGATGCAACGCGGTGGCATGATGGACGGCTTAACAGGTTCGTCGGGACATAAGATTTTATACGACAGCGTTACAGGGCAACATGTACTAACTAGCGGACGCGGTGGTGGTAGCGGCAGTCTGAAAACTAGTGATGTACATTCATTCTTGTTAACACAACGTCCAGAATGGATGAAGCGCGATGCTAATGATACGTATCAATTAGGCTTAGACTTTGCCGCAGGTGCAGATATTTTAGGTGGTAATAAAATCAAAGGTAATTTCTTGGCTAATAGAGATGCTCAAGTAAAACACTTCATGAGTCGTCCGGTTGCTGAGCAGAAGCAGTTAGAAGGTCAGATTATGGCTGGTTCACGTATGACGGGTATTGATTTCATTATGGAACGTTCAGTTGGGCGGTATTTACAACAACATGATATTTTCACCAACAAAGTGAATGAGCAACAAGGACTAGGCGTGGGTGGACAGCTATCAGTTTCTGACCGTTGGGATAAGATGATTGCTGGTTTTACAACATTCGGCAATAGTTTAGGTGCTAATGAAAATCTAATAAAACTAGCTAACGCTGCTTTAGATAATTTAGACGCTACTATTAAAATCTTGAATGATAATGTAAAACCGATTGGTGATTTCTTAGCGCAGTGGGGTAAGTTATCCGGACAGGCAGTGAGCGGAGCTGCAGGAGCAGGCGGCATGGGCTTTGGTATAACCGGTGCTATAGGTAATATTGCTGTTAGTGCGGCTAAAGATTTATATAAGGGCGGAGGCTCTGGTGTAATAGGGGCCATCATTAATTCTGCTAAGAAAAACAATATTAATCCAGTAACAGCTATTGCATATATGATGCATGAAAGTGGTTTAAATCCATTTGCCATAGGCGACAAGGGAACATCGTTCGGATTAGCACAGTTGCATAAAGGTGGAGAATTAGGCAATTTAACACCTGGACAGGCATTCGATCCTACTACTAATGCTAATCGATCATTGAGTTATATGGCGCAAGTAGCTAAAGCTCATCCAGGGTTATCGCCTGGGCACTTAGCAGCAATGGCACAACGACCTGCTAATCCCGGTGCATATGCTCACGCTGTTGATGCTAATTTATCGCAAGCACAAATCATTGTTAATAATTATTTAGATGGCAAACAGATAGCATCTCAAACAACTAAGCATGTAGCGAAAGCCTTAGTTAAATCCGGCAACAAATCATCTCAATCAGCTTCTGAAGGTCGCGGTAGTTATACGCCATCGTCTCTAAACGCCGGTGGCGCAGGGAGTCAGCACTAATGCCAGCACCTACTACATTCAGTACATCTAATGCGTTACAACTAGGCACTGTAACATTCTACAACTTCGAAGTCCCTGAAGAGATTCCGAATTTCTTCGGTGTTCAGAAATTAGCCATACACGACTTTCCGACTATAGGACAAGGCAACCGGACCGTTCAGGTTTTAGGTAGTTTTCCATTTCCGATGATTGAATGGACTGGTGAATTCTGGAATAACGATGTACCCTTACCAGTTAATAATCCAGCAGCTGCAGGTACTTCGGGTGGAGATGCGATTCAGAGAGCATCGCAGGTTAATAGTATGCGTGTTCAAGCAGAACCAGTTCAGCTCACCTGGGGTCCATTCAACTTACAGGTTATGGTTGAAGAGTTCGAAGTAATTGCTAAGCTGGCGCAACGTTTAGCTTATCGTATTAAGTTAGTGCCCCTAATGGATAATACTTCTACCTCTAATACCGGATTACAAGCACCAAATCCGAACGCAGTAGCATTCAATGCGAATCGTGGTGTGACTGCAGCAGTTACTTCAGTACCAGGGCAACTACTACCACCGCTAGTACAGCTAGCTGCTACTACGATAGCTACAGCTGCCACAGCTGCTATTATTAATGCTAACAATAATGTATCTAATGTTTCGACAGGTGCACAGTCTGCGCTGCAAGCACAGATATTAGCTCTCCAGTTAGTATTAAATCCAATCATGAATGGTAATAATTATGGACAAGCTACAGCAGCAGCTACGTTATCATCAGCGCTGTATGCTCTTAGCGTCGCTATGAACATAGGGCAAGCTACCAGTACAACGACTATTACTGTCACTAATCCCAACCTATCAGTTTTAGCTAGTACTTATTATGGTGATAGTAGTTTATGGCCACTTATAGCATCAGCGAATAACCTACAAGACGTATCGCCTATCGGAACGTTTACATTAGTTATACCACCGCAGACTACACAGTCTGCATTAATACCAACGTCATGACAAACAACCGACAGCTAACCACATTTATGCGGGTAGGCGGCTATTCCATCCCTCTACTGTCCTGGCAGTGTCATCTCACTAGCTATGGCAATTTATGCACATTCGAAACTAAAACATCAATTCAGCAAATCAAAAAAGCTGGTTTTGATATATTCACAGTACAGCAAAATAACTTTACATTAGAGTGTCAGATTATACTAGCCGATAACACGGGTGGCACATCGCAGATAGTATTCGATGGCATCGTCGATACAGTCGATGGCACATGGGAACATGACGAAATAGAAATCACCGGCAGAGATTACAGTGCTGTACTGCGCGATAAAGATGATACTTTAGATAAGTATGTAAATCAAACCGTGAGTCAGGTTATTCAGGGGATAGCTGCAGATAATAATATCTTAGCTAATGTTAGTACTACTTCACAAATAGCTGGTATACGCGCTAGTACTTTTCAGGGTGAAGACTGGGCTATGTCTACATCACCTAAACCTACATGGCATATTATTCAGCAATTAGCTGATGAAGTTGGTTATGTAGCATATATGGATCAACATAAAACTTTAAATTTCGTACCACCAGGCAATGGTGCATCACATGCTTACTATTGGCGTCCTGATAATACAGTAGAAAATCCAATACTGAATTTAAATCTTATGCAACAATCTAGACGTTGCAGTAACTTTACTCTACGCGTTCACGGATTTGACATTGCCGGTAAGGAGACTATCTATAAGGATATAGTTATAGGTCAAGGCACTGGACACTTTTATAATAAATCACGACAAGATTTGACCGCCCAAAACTGTAATCAAATAGCACAGAACTTAGCTGATGAAATACAAGCCAAGAACGTTGTGGTGAAAATGACTGTTGAAGGTGATACTAGTTTAAATGTTAACGATCAACTCACTGTACAAGAATCTTCACTGAACGATTTATTAGGTATGTCGAATCGTCCACTATTTATAACCAGTATCTTGCACAGTTTCGAAATGCCAGACTATGGCTCTACTGAAGCAGCTGGGTTTCTAACACACTTAACTTGTAATCAGCTAGGTTCTGGTGGTGGCTCTACTTAAACCCATAGTTGTTTATTACGTTCGTAGATTGTATTGTGTTCTATCTTAGGAGCGTAATATATGTTGAGTAACATATATGTGACTATGCTGACTAACAGAAACCAGGCTAGACATATAAGCACTAGTTTCATTATGGATGCGAAGTAGTCCACCAATTAGCGCCGTCACTCACAAATGTATAGGAATCTCCTAATGCTGTACTTAGTGGCGGGAGACTACCTGGAGCTGCACCATTTATGGTCTGCCCCGACATAGTCAGGAAGTTAACATTATTTCCTAATACTACTAACGTAACTGTTATTATCTGTCCCCATGATGTCGGTGCGTCATTTAAAGTTACATTTACATCGCCCCCACTAGTATCTATAAAATAAGAATTCATTCCGAAGGCAGCAGCAACATCACTATTGGTTGAATTAGGATTTAATACTGGAGCTAATGCGACTGTATTACCCGATAGAGCCACTGCTATTTCACCAGTTACATGTCCATTATAAGTACCATTAAATAATCCAGCTAGCATGTCTCCGCCTTGTGATAAATTCCAATTAGTACCATTGCTAATAAATGTATTAACAACAACGGCAGTACCGCCATTTAGCCCTAAGTTCGGCCAATAATTACTATCATTAATAAGTTGTCCTGCTGTAGTTGCGAAATACAATGAATACGACGTAGAACTGCCAGTATTCAACACAACAACTAATTGCTGTCCTGTACATAAACTAGCATCTGGCAAGGTTGCAGTTACATTATTCGCATCCAGAGTTACTAGATATAAATTATTAGGAGCAGGCGAAAAGTCTGCATCCGTAGGCACTACGGTTAATCCACCGGCTGATGCAGGTACTGTATTCGGAACCCAGTGCGTACCATTCCATACCGGTACTTGTCCGATAAGTGCTGCTGTTTGTGTCAAGTTATTTAAGCTGACTAACGGATTTCCTGGAGCCCAATTAGTACCATTGAATAAAAGTGATTGTCCGGTCGCGGCACCACCAGCTTGTAATGCCGTTAGTGGTATAGACAAACTTCCTAGATTGTTTGTTTGCACCCATACAGCTGCTGAAGTTGTGGCATCTACTAATTGATATGTAAATCCAGATACGGTATTGTACCAAGCCGAACCGGGTGTATACCCTTGTGTATTGTCGTTAGAAGTCGTCGGGGCTAATACAGCTGTAAAGTTATTCTTAGGTGCTGATACAACGAAGAAATTTCCACCGTTATATGCATTGATTGTATTATTAGTGCTGTTGAACAGCCATGTCTGTCCTGTGACTGGAGATGATAGTGAACTGGAGTTAGGTCTAATGAATAGACCAACCTGGGCGTAACATGGATTAATATATGCTAGAAAGAATATTATTAATGGAATTATACGTTTAAACATATATTACTTAACCCTTATATAATTTACCACTGCAGTACTAGCCACGTTTGTCGAATATATCGTAAAACCTACACCAGCAGATACAGCCACTGACATCTCTTCTGCTAATGCTGTACTACCAACAACTGTTACTACTACTATACTACTGGAAGTTATAGAAGTATCAACTACTGCTACGCTGCCTGCTGTCATAAATGTTGCTTGTCCTGAGCTGAACAACGTACTACCAGTGCCGCCGTTAGCTGTACTGACTGGAGCATCGATGCCTATAGTAGGACTACTACTGACATTACCGCCACCGGTTAGGCCATTACCTGCGGTTACTGTTAATACGTTATACGCAGGAGCACCAGGACTACCTGATGTATTACTTAGAACTGAATTACCTGCTGCATTCGTTAGACTAAAAGTTAATGCTTGACCTGAAATACCCGACGTAAATAATGGTGTTAAGTTACCGACTGTGTTAACAGTGGTAGTGGGTAAATCTGCTGCCGCTAATACGTTATATGCAGGAGCTGCGGAAGTACCCGTATTGTTACCTAGGAAGCTATGCCCAGCAACTGCACTTAATGTAAAACCTAGTGTTTGACTAGTTACACTACTTGTAAAGATTGGAGTTAAGTTACCGGTACTGGTAACAACTGTTGTACCTAAATTACTATTACTAATTGGAGTTGTAAGATTTATTGTAGGACTAGTCGCTAATGCTCCACCGCCATTTAGTCCAGTGCCCGCTGTGACTGTAAGTGCGTTATAAGCTGGAGCGCCTGCACTGCCTGATGTGTTAGATAAGATACCGTGAGCAGCTGCGTTAGTTAACATATATGTTAAGGCTGGTGTAGTAGTACTGCTAGCTACTGATGTAGTAAATAGTGGGGACAGAGCACCACTGCTAAAGCTAGTTACAGTACCTGTACCAGTTAATGTAGCTGGAACCCAGTTAGTTCCGTCATATTCTAAAGCTTGTCCTGATGTAGCTGTACCTGTAATTAAGTTATTGATAGCTCCCGTGCCTGTAGTGGCTGCTGTACCACCGTTCGCTACTGGTAACGCTGTACCGGAATAGCCTAATGTTAATGCTTGAGATGTAATACTTGCCGATAAAACTGTAGCTGAGTTACTAACTGAATTAACAGTAGTCGATGGCATATCAGAAGCAGCTAAACTGACGAATCCTGGTGTAGCTGCACTGCCAGTATTATTACCGAAATACGTATGTGCAGATACGGTACTACTAGCACCAGTTCCGCCGTTAGCAATAGCTACTGGTGTAGTTAAGCTGACTGTAGGACTATCTGCAATATTACCACCGCCAGTTAAACCGGTGCCTGCAGTGACTGTTAACACGTTATATGCTGGAGCTGCGCTCCCGCTAGTGATGTTAGATAAGATGCTCTTGCTAGCGCAACTAGTTAAACTGAAACTTAATGCTGGTGTTGTAGTACTGTTAGCTACAGCTGCCGTAAATAACGGAGATAAATTACCGGTCGATAAACTGGTTACTGTCCCCGAACCCAAACTGCTAGCTTCCCATGCACTGTCTGCGGTACTCCAGATTATTCCTTGTCCATCTGTAGCACCTGATTGCGTTAATTGCGGAAGACCGATCGCAGGATTACCAGGATTCCAAACGCTCCCACCATTATTCCATACAAGCGACTGACCATTAGTTGCGCCTCCTTGTTGTAAATCATTTAAAGGTATTGTAGTTACTACTGCATTGATACCAGTCCAAACAGCCGTAGATGTAACCACCGAAGTAGCCATAAAGATACCCTGTGTAGTTTGGTTAACCCACAGACTTCCCACAACGTAACCTTGTGTATTGTCATTACTAGATGTAGGGTTACCACTAGCAAGATAATTGCTAAACGGCGTATTAACAATTCGATAAGCTGCACCATTCCAAACTCCTACTGTGTAATTTGAACTATTAAATAACCATGACTGCCCTGTTACTGGTGATGTAATAGGCGAAGAGTTAGGCGCTATGAATAAACCGGATTGTGCGTATGAAGCGCAGTTAATCCCTATAAAGGATAAGAAAACTATACATAACGCGGATAATAAACAACGCATTAGTTACCTACATATTCGATTACTAGGACTAAACCGTTCTGACCGTTACCGCCTGCCTTGGCTACTGCGTTATCAAAACCTGCAGCACCACCACCTGAACCGATACCACCGCCTGGAGATACTGGAGAAGCAGATAAGAATCCACCTATTCCACCGCCGCCAAACATACTGGCTCCACCTGCAGGACCAACACCTACCGCATCTCCAGGTCCACATGCACCGGGAGAACCGAAGACATTTAAATAAGGATAAGCCACTGCTGATATTGTAATAGTACCCATTAATGCTGCGCTCTGTAAGGCACCACCACCGCGTCCACCTTGAGGTGTAACATTGTCGGGTACTGATGATGGATACAAGCCGCCTTCTCCAGCGTAGCCAGTTAAACTTGTACTAATTTCAGTCGTTGAAAACTGAGAGTTATTGCCATTGACTCCGCTAGTATTAGCATTATCACCACTGGCATAACCACCAGCTCCGCCTGTACCTACGGTTACTGTAGCTGGGAACGTTAACCCGTTAGTAGGTAACAATGCTAAGGCTGTTCCACCGCCACCGCCTGCTCCACCTGTTTCACCCTGATCAGTTGCACCATTAGAACCGCTTCCCCCACCGCCACCGCCGCATACAGCAACTGCTATATATTTTGTTCCGGATGTAGGAGTATAACTACCAGATGTACTAAAAACTTTAGTATTAATCTGATGTGAACTTGGTATATTAGTTGATGTCCATACTGCCGTACTGGTACTACCGGTTGTAGTGCAGAAATAGAAAGCATTATTAGTTACATCATAATAACTATCACAAACGCCATTACGATTAGCATTACCAGCTAGAACTCCATTAGGATTACCTGAACCTGTTCTGAAGGCTGTAACAGCTCCAATAACGTTACTGGCAAATAAGTTTGCCATAGGCAGTTCGCCTTGCACTTCTTGTGGAATAGGTCCGGAGGTGCCTAACTGAACTTTAGGTGCTTGTCCTACCGCTCCGCTATGATGCGAATTAAGCAGTCCAGCTAACACTGCTGATGGCGAACCGCCCGCTACGTTATCTGGATTTAAAATCTGGTCGGCTGATATAGTTGTTTGTCCCGCTTGAAGGTCTACGTAAGCCAAGGCGACACAACCAGCGCTTACTGTGGGGGCAACTTCGTCACCTGATGTTGCAGGCGTTCCTGGAACTAAACTGATTACTGCTACGGCGTTACGGACGGTGTCTTGAGCTACGCCTGAATTCGACGGCCCGTTGTATGGCACAGCTGGATTTGAAAGGTTTACATAAGGTAAAACCTGAGAATTAGAGTCGATTTGTTCAAAACCTGCCTGCACTAAAACGAATTGTGCTTGACCTGCTTCTAGGTCGTTACCTATCGAAATAGCTGTTTGTTGGTTGAATCCTAGCTGTAGAACTGAATTCGTGTCTGCCGATAAGCTGCCATACGCCGAAGCGTCTACTGGCTGCAGACTGGCTAGAAAACCATTAGTTATATTTAATGTAAGACTAGTAGGGTCTGTAGGTGAAAGGATTAAGTTTGATACGACGGTTTGGGTACTGCCTAGTACTACTTGTAGGCTATTAGCATCCCCTACTGTAGCGTCAACCCAGCCCCCTAGCATGTCTGCACTTAGAATCTGCTGAAGCGAATATATGATGGGTCTACTTTGCACTTGTGAATCTCCGTAAGATTAGTATATTTTACCTTATATAGCCTGATTAATATTATAAGAAACGATAGCTATCTCACCTGAAGCATCGGGAGGGGCTGGTACGCTAAACGTTAAATGGCACTTATTATTAGTAGGATCTGGCAAACAACCGATTGTTGTAGCCCAATTTGCCATCACATAGGGAATATTCTGAGCATCGACTGTAATATCTACATCTAACGTTAAGACATTAGCACTGACAGATTGATAGAACGCTTGCCCGCTAACTGGTACTGCGAAGTAGTTCGCCTGAGTTCCGCTAGGAGCTGGCGTTGTGAAATTGTAGTTAATAGCATTAACCGAACGTCCTGAATAATAAGCCACATTATTCCAAAGCCCTTGGAATAGAACTACATTATTAACTGCATCAGCTCTAACCTGATATCCTAAATCGCCACGATTGATACTAGCTATTCCGATGCCTGGTTGTGAATTTTCAATAGCCAAGAAGTTCAATATAGTCCCAGATGGTGTGGGGGCTTGCGTAGTCAAAGTGAATGTTATGGGCGAATTACCAGTCTGCCAAACATTAATCGGTTTACTTAACTGTGTAAATAGCAAATAAAAACCAGTGGAAGCTGGAAGATTTAAAGTGTAAGTTATGAGACCTGTAGCTATAGGATAACTACCGCCAGTACTAAATGGAGCAATTAAACCTACAACATACTTAACCCAGATATCAGTTCCTAGAGCTGTGATTTGTGTTAACAGTTGATTAACTTGCCCTATGAGTGTTACCGATTCTTGTATTAAAGGAAAGAAATAACCAGTCTCAGAATCATATGCTGCCGCAAAGTCATAACCCCACAGGTTATAGGATAGTGCTACTTCTTGTGGTAATTGTATTTCAAAGTACCCAGTATATCTAGTAGTCCAGTCGCCCCACAAACTGGGTATCAGCGGACTGTCATAGTCATAATAACTGCCTTTATAACCACTGGTTTGATCAGCATAGTAGCCAGTATCGCTGGGATTCCAGCCTTCTAACGGTCTAACGGAAATTCCTGGATAGGCAGATTCTAGTGCATTAACTATAGCCTCTCTAGTAACCTGTGGTTGAAACAGAAGTGCCTGTATACGGATTCTGTAAGATGTATCTGATTCACCAGGTTGACGGGGTAAGTTATTGCCGAAGTAATCCTGGGCGAATAAATCCAGAGCGCCGTTAGTAGCGGTCTGTAATCTACAAGCTGTCCAGGCGTAGTACATCTGCTGGGATATGAAATTTAGTTCTGTACCGATTGATAAGAATATCGCATAGGCTATCCCTGATACACTGCGGGCATAATCTGACAACCAAGGATACGGAAACAGAAATATAAGTCTAGCGGCCCAGTCTTCAGGGCTAATGATGTTTACAATCCAAGGTTGCTGCACTGGAACAGTGGGGACTAGTGGTAGCGGAAATATACTTATATTAATAGGTATGCTGACTACTAGTGCCGATGTAGCAGTGAACGACGGTGCCCCGTTAGTAAATAGTAAACTGACCCGACTAGCTTCGATATCAGGAATCAGACCGATGGCTGTATTCCAGCTAGCTATACCGATAGGTAAATAAGTATCGCTGATCGTTGTAGAGATAGTCCACTCATATTCGCCTGGATCTACAGGTTGTTGATTAATGAATGTATTCTGTCCAGGTCCGACGATTAAGTAACTGAAATCAGCTGTTTCACCAGGTGGTGAACTGAACAAAAATATCCAGGTATTGCCTGCTATCTGAAACCAGACTTGGGTGTTCCACTGACAGATCGGTACTACTGATTGCCCCGTAGGCGCTGTGACGGCATAGCTCAGTGTACCCGGTTCTAGCACTACAGTAGTTAAATCTTGCGCGCCGGCTGGTATAGCAATAACTGTAAGGGTCGCTCCGGCATCGACTGGACTGCCGAAACTAAAAGTAGCAACATTACCATCGGCTCCTGAGAGCCAGCAAGTCGTCGGCGTAGATACCTGCCCTGAGACGACGTAGTCGCTAACTGGGTTCGGTAAAGTAACATCGACAGACAGCGCTCCTGTGGCTAAGTTAACTATCTCTCCGGCGACATTGAGCGTAGGGATTAATACTGTCATACTAATCTCCAGTTAACTGTCCGGTAAGAAATTCGACTAAGTGCCATCATGGGTAATACCAATACTCCCGAACGGTAAATCATCCGCTATAAGACCCAACTAAAACTGTATTCACATTAGCCTGTACTACTTGAAACTGTCCTGGAGTGAAATCGGCAGGATAACCACCAATAGTGGTAGATAAGTTTTCTATTGATGTTATTAGACTAGAAGAGTTTTGCGCTACATCTATCAGCTGCGTTATGTATAGCTTAGCTCCCGTAGGTAACGAATTTACGTAACCGATGATGGCAGTCTGTACTACTGTTTGCACCTGGCTTAATACAGCGTTCGGCACTACAGCAATATTTAGATTTATATTAGGTGTCAGCGGGATAGCTGCGACTACTGATGCTTCGATAGTGAACGCCCTGACTGCTTGTACGGCAGCTAGTAGTATAGCTAGCTGGGGAGACGTTACTGTCTCTCCTGGGTTATTAGCTATAACTGTAAACCAGCCTGGTGTATTCACTCCTGATGGAGTCATGTTATTTAATACCGTATAAGTAAAATCTGGGAACGCCGTTTCGCAAGCTGCTAAAATTGCGAATAATGTAGCCTTAGAGAGCGACTGTATATACAGTTCGAATCGTGCCTTATAGTTAGCATCTGATTCCTGATCGGCACCATTAACTATAGGAGCTACATTAGTGACTGTAGTAAATCCATAAGACGAACTACCGAAGGTGACTAACTGTGCTACTTGTACATTGCTAACAGAACCGGCTACTAAAGCTACTGCTGATGCCACTATAGATGTATGTCCGGTTTGCAGCACGTAAGCTTGCAGTCCTGCGTTATACGAACTAAGATTAGTATCAGGTACTAATTGATACTGAATATTAGCTCCAGTAGTTTGAATTATAGAACCAATAGGAATCGTTAACTGGCTGACCGCTGGTAGCGGAATTGATAACGTTACTTGCCCTGAAGCGAACTGAGCACCATCTCTAGCGAAGTTAAACTGCATACAGAACGAATCAACGTCAGGTCCGAAACAAGTTTGTAGTCTAGCAAAGAATGTTGTTTGTTGCGCTTGGTATTGCAAGAACATGGCTGTATTAGCAGTAGCATCTGCGATGCCTTCAATCGGATCGCCTATGCCTAGATTCGGTGTCACACCTGTCGCTTGCGCGAATGCTGCTATGAATTGCGTAATGAAATCGTCTTGGCTTTGGGTGTTTAACATTAAGGGAGGCTCACATTTATAGATATCTGATTACCATTATTCGGCGTAATCACAACATTGACATTTATTTGTTGCGGATTACTGCCCTGAGTTACTGTGACTACTGGAGGCACTGAAGAGTTTCCAGTAATAGCTGATAACACTCCTTGGTAGACTTTTTGTTGCAGGATATTTATAAAACTAGATGTAAACGGCTGTCCCAACATAGCGTTAGCCGATAGACCAAAATCTGGATGAAATATCCAGTCAGGAGTTTGTGGTACGCCGTTTATCAATGCAGCTGCATTGGTAAAGATAAACCGTTCAATATTCTGGATAATAGCATCCCACGAACCAGCCCAAGCCAGGCCGCCGTTACTGTTGAGGGCAAAATCTCCGGCTAATGGTAAATACAATTGTTGCTGCATAGGTCTCTCCACTCTCTAGATAATTATAAGTGATTAATGTGGTATATTAAACAAACGGTTAGCCGTAAGGTTGACACAGGGGCGTCACTGAGTTAAATCGGGGGCGCTCCGTCCTTTTAATCTGTTATAATAGATAAACGGTCAGAGAGTTGCATTATTACTGGCTGAGATTTCGTAACGGTGGATGCTTATATCCGAAGAATTGGTAACGGGTGCAAACTGTGCCAATAGGGTATGAGAACTATCTAGGTTCATGAGCCAGATACGCCGTAAATCGCCCCCCGCCCCAGGAATTTGAAGACCTGAAGGGGGTTTACTACCACAATAGTAACCTGGAATGTACGTCGGCAAAACGTGCAGGATGGGTTGCGTACAGAAAACCCCCGGATCTCTCCAGGGGTCATATAGCTATCTATATAAGGACACCTGCGTACAGGATATCTATTCGAAGAGGACTTATTAGATGGGCCTCTTTTCGCTAATTCTGCCACCGGGAAATCCCAGTGTATCAATCACGACAGCAAAGTTATTCACTTATATGTCGCCTGCTGTACGATGTCAGAGACACCTCTGGACTACAACGCCCAGGCTCTTTCTTAAGCTAATCGTACTAGGATATTATATCAGGCAGCTGGTGAGCTGGGTACTACCGGTTTCGGATGTTTCTTAAATATACTTAATACTGAAGTACCAGCCTTTTTAAGGGCGCTTTCAGTGCCTTCGACTGCCAAACCGAAGGTAGCCGTTGCTAAAACAACCGGGACTATCGCTACTGTTAATAAACCTGCTACTGTTATCATGTATTTCTCCTTATGATGCGTTTGCATTTTGTTTCTTAATTGCTCTATTATACGTTCTGATTCTATGACAATTAGCACATACTAGTTCGCATTTAGCTAATTCGTTTGCTAATTTCTCACCCGTATAACCCGTAATAACCGCATTGGAAATTTCAAATCTTTTTATACCTCTAACATGATCGAAATCCATTACACATGAAGGGTAGGTTATACCGCAATCAATACAAGGTCGGTTTTTCATGTCTTGTAATTTTTTCTTTCGTTTGAACCGTTTAAGCCTTTCATATTCATTAATTTTGATCCGATTCCTGCGGCGCCATTGCGTATCAAGTTCTTTTTTGCATACTTTACAATAATACAATCGCCCATCCCTACTGCTTGTAGAATAAGTAAATTCAGTGAGCGATTTAGTAATATTACATCTAATACAAATTTTCATGATGCATTAGCATTTTTTGCTTCTTGATCGTCTGATACTTGTTGAACCATAGGACCTGATTCTCCAGAACCGGTTTGTACTCCAGAATGCGTATGTCCTTCCATCCATTGTGCGTACACATCAGTTAATAAGGCTTTCATAGTTCCGGTTCCCAAATTAACCGTATCTGATTTAACATTAGTAGTATCTGAAGTAACGTTCACTACACCATCGGGGACGTTTAAGTTATAGGTATTGTTGTTACCGGTTATGTTAATCGTTAGTTCCGAATCGTTACTAGCTATGTTTATAATGTAACGTCCATCACCCTGGGCACTATCTGCTGTAATGTTCAGAGTCTTAGCCGCAAGTCCCCGGGTTGTCGATAAAATAGTTTCATTAGTATTTGCGTTATTAGTCTGACCATCAGTTGCGATATTGTCTATATTCAAGTTAGCATTCACAGTATCCGGCTGGTCACCGTTTTTATTAGAGTTCGTTCCTACAGCTTGCACTCCTAAATTCATAGTCTGGGTTAAGTCTGATGGAGTTTGATTAGTTTGTACTACTGGAGCAGGATTCGTTAGACTAACTAATTCAACTAAATTATCATTACTGAAATACAAGTAAGCACCGGTGCTATGTTTAAAGAGCCATTCGCCAGGAGCTGCCTTAACGTTAGATAAGTCCTGATAACCCGTAGGTGGTACATCAACCTGATTAAACATCTGCACCGACTGTATGTACAGTCCACGTTTAGTTCCTAAGACATGTACTAGTACCTGCTCTGACAAAGGCACATTACCATTCTGACTATTTTTCTGAGCTAGCGGATCTGTGACTGTAGCTTGCCCGAAAGGCAGTAACTGTATACCGAATTGATTACCGGCTACTGGTGTGCCTAGTGGTATCCAACCGGATTCCATATAAGTAGTGTTGTCGTTAGTCCACGAAGGAATAACAACTTTAATTCTGTTTGTTGTCGGGTCAACGCCTGAGACTTGCCCTACTAAAGTAAAGACATTAGTGCCTGCAGCTTCACGGGCGTTCTGCAGGGCTAAGTGGTTGAATTCGATAAGGCCATCGATCATACTATCTGCTCCGAATACGCGGGGTTGAACGGTATCGCCATGAACGTACTGCCATCTTTATTGGTTTTACGTTCTAACCTAACCTCACCAAAATTAATACTAACACTTAACGCCTGCAAGTCAATCAGGTATCCAGCAGCTAATGTATTCTTATCCATAGCGAAGGCATAGAATAAGAAATCAGGTCCGGTAGTTGTATTTAATAGTTTTTCGTATTCAGATGGACCGGCTCCACTAGATGTTCTAAGCGTAAAGTCCTTAAAATTACTATAAGTTATCTGCCTAATACGCACTGCGAACTTTAATGTTGGAACGACTAAATCGATACCTAACTCAGTATCTTGCTTAAAATTAGCTTCGGCTATGAACTTACGTCCAAGGGCAGCCTTGACAGCAGACATATGTCCATCGGACCATGAGCGCCGGGTTTGGTATCCTGCGGTGTTGAGGTTAGGCATCCAGAATAACCTCACAAGGCTTACCTGATTTTTTAGCCATATCAATAGTTATTTTAGTACCTTTTGATGTGCCATCCCAAAATGCTACGATTCGATCGGCTGTTTCTACTATCTGTCTGTTTCGCATAGCACCTGCTGATTTGCCATATTTATACCAATTCGGTCGAAAGATTATGCTTTCTATCGAACAATTGTTTGCTATTAGTTCTGCTGCTGCATCTACTCCAAAAGCACCACCGCTAACTAATATGTCACCAGGTTTAAACCATGTCCTAATATAGTCGGCTACTAAATCTAGTGCTTGAAAATATCTACTACCTACTATAGCTATTTTACTCATAACTAAAACTCCCATCCATTGCCATGTTTTTGATATAAACCGTTATGGCAAACACATTTGCAGGTAGCAGTAATGGTAGTACGCATAAAACCGTCTTCAGTTCGTTTTGTTTCTTCTTTCGTACCGCAAGCCGTGATATGGCAAGCAGGATAAGAGCACTTGCCTTTGCATTTTGCTATACGTTTTTTCTTATCAGAGTGTAAGCATTTACTGCATAAATCTGGTAATTCAGATAAATCCCATAATGATTTCTCCATGCCCTGATGACATTCCAGACACGGAACCGTTTTAGTGGTGAGCATTAAGCCTATCATTCAGACTCCATCCACGTGATCGTATACTCTGGCACTACGCCCGCAACAGCACCATGTCTTACTATTAGACCGTTATCAACTCCACCCTCAATATAGAAGCTACCAGTAAACACGCTAGGCATAGCCCATACATGTCGACCATCACCATCAGCTACGGTTATATGCCCACCGTTTTTATGCACTTCGATCGCTGAAATTTTTATATTCTTAGCTGATGATAAGCGGAAAGTACCATTCTCTTCCGGCTGGTAGGAGAATCGTTTGCCGTTGGCTATTACTGGTGTGTCTATGGCGGTGCTAGGGTGGATCATGCTAATCCACCTAAACCCGTTCCGCAGTATATTATGGTTATCATATTTACGCCAGTCTAAAGAACTCCTGTGCCGACAGTCTATCTAAAAAATCAGATAACTGTCCAGTTAATATCCCGTATTTGTGATTAATAATTCGTAAGCATTCTAAAGCACCTCCAAGATTTAGGTTTTTAGGCATGTTGAATTTGAAACAGTCGATAACTTCAGTAACGGCTAATACTTCGGATGCGGGGATAAGTAAGGATTTCACTAACTTACCGGTTAATATATCCAGAGTATCTATAAGTAGTGGCTCCTTCTGTGCTGCTGCAGACTCAAACCACATACTGTCGTATGAACCGGATTTAAGCTTCTGCTTCTGTATGACATCTATCTCATAAAGATTCAGTGTATCTGGGGGAGTATTTTGATAGTAATGATATAGTTCGCCCTCTGTAGTTCCTAGAATAACTGCAGATGATGGTAAGGATAATGTCACATGGAATAGGAGGGATGATTGCATCCATACAGTGTACTCTGTGGATTAATTTTTGTAAAGCATTTCCGCTGCTTGCCTAAATACTGAATTAGTATATTTTAATGTCATAGATAAACCTTCTAGAGTTTTAGTCTTTTCAGCAGGAGGCAGTAGTTCAGATAAATCTGCATAAAAAATCATAACAGCTTCGTTGAACGTAGCAAAGATTTCTTGTAGTCGGGTGTAGGTTTCACTCTGCATAATCAGCCTGCTTCAAAAACCGGCAATCAATAAACGGTTTGCCAACAGTGAAATCACCCATGCCTTGCTTGAAGGCATTGGCTTCCACAGCTTTGCGTTCGGTAGGGTTGTTCCACTTAAAACTGCTACGTCCTGGTTGACAAGTCACGCGATACTCAGGCGTATTCACGGCCGTGCCGGGTTTCATGTGTTCTAGGAGTGCTACGTTGACTGTATCGATTTCTGTTTGTATGCTCTTGGATTCTAATTTTAATCTAGCTAATTTATCTGCTAAGACTTCGACTGTTATTGTTTGCATTAGTAATACCTCATCTGATATCAGTAATATACCGTGAGTAGAAACTAATGTGACTATTTATTTAATAATGATTTACAGAACTTAACAATACGATTCTGGAGCTTCGGCTTTAAAACATTCAACAGTCGTGTCCCGTCCGGAACCCCCAAGCCAGTACAACAATCGTAACCAGTGGTAGCAGAATAGGCACCATTATTACCAGAGGTAACATCAAAAAACACTCCTGGATTTGCATACATTACATCCTTTAAATTACTCACCGGTTTATCTAGATTACTATTTAATAAAGCATTCAGTCCAGCCATCAATGGTGCTACAGCTGAAGTACCGCCTATTACCGATTGCTGTCCATCGACATCAACTATATATCCGCTACTAGGGTCGGCGTTGCCGGCTATGTCGGGGACTTTACGACCGGATGTTGATACGCCGCCGCCGGTAGCACCTTCATTAGATAGCCACTCAGTCCATACGGTCTCCGATTTACGACTACCATCACTATTAAGAATAAGTTTCGTGCCGCCACAGGCTATCGAATAAGGCGAACTAGCAGGGAAGTCAACGTGGTTACCAGTTTCTCCATCACTAGAGCCATTATCACCCGCAGCGACAAATACATTAATACCAGCATCAGTACAACTCTTGATAGCATTATTCATAGCCTCTTGTGCACCTGAATCCCATTGATCTTCTGGAGCACCCCAGCTATCGGAGATGCAGTTCGGTTTCTTAAAGTATGTAGCTATGTTAGAAATAGCATTAATATAGCCATTTGTAGTATTCGGAGCAAATACTATTAGAATCTGCACTCCAGGAGCTACCGCTGCTACAACGCAAATATCTAGGGAGACCTCACCATCGGCACCATCTGCTCCATCGGAGACGTTAGCTCCTGTAGAAAAATTATGTTGCCACATGCGTGGGTAGGCTACACCCATCGATTTACAGTAGTTCAAAACGTTAGTCGGGTTAAATCCACCGCCCAATTCTATAATGGCTACGACTTGATCTTTAATAGCTGCTGTCGGTTTAGGGAAATTATAAGCCTTGGCGACTTGCAAGGGGGTGAGAGGTGATGCCGAAGGACCGAAAAGACCACGGGTCAGATGATGTGTGGGCCGTTTATACAACCCCTCACCATGCTTATCCGACAAAATACATAGGATGTGATGACCGAATAGTTTTTTCAGGTGTGTTATGATCCCAGGATTCGAAGCTTCAAACCTGATAACTCTGTGTTCATGAAATAATGCCGCTGTTAGCTTCTTCATGCGTAGATACTTAACTATATCCAAATGAAAGCCAAGACCTGAATCTGATACGGGGCGTAGGTGGATTGAATATTTCATTAATTAGAATCCTGTAATAATAGTATAGCCCGCTCTAGAATAGTATTCATTAATTTCTGCGGTTCTTCGTTAATATGCGATCCATAAGTAGATAATTCACCGACTGCTAAATGTAATGCCGTTTCTAAGAGTACAGGATCTGCTGGTTGGCATATAATATCATTACTCATAGAGTTCTCCTGATAAGTAGGTTAATTATACAGATTTCTGTTGACTTGGTAGTTAGTATGATTTAATATTTCAGCATGAGAGTAACTGATTTAGCATGGGCAGCAGGAATTATTGATGGCGAAGGTTGTATACACATTAGCCGTGTTAAAGCTAGTGTGTGCAATCAAAGACAATCAGATCGCTATTCGCTTATGCTGAAATTAACTATGACACATAAAGAAACTATCGATAAATTTTATACTATATTGCCGGGAGCTACGATACAAACAGGACAAAGACCAAACCGCAAACGAACATATACCCTGAATTACAGAATTACAAAAGCAATAGCGGCAATCAGACTCCTGTTACCCTATTTAGTCACCAAGAAAAAAGAAGCAAAATTAGCATTAAGATATGGCAATGTGCCTGCATGGCCAAGTCGATCTGGTAAGCGTCCTGCAAGTTTAACTCAATTGCGTCATACTTATTATTTATTAATGCGTAGGTATAAACATGAAAGTTAAATTGTTTGGAGATGTAACTCCTGTTGATTGGGCGGCCCTCAATATTCGCATGCCATTCGCTCCGATGCATGAGTTGGCAGAGAAGTATGAATTAACTGAAGTTAAGAAAAGCTACATACCTGCGCTAGAAAATAATGTTGATGATTTAGGTCATATTTTCGAAACCGATATCAATGTTTTAGATGGTAGGGAATTATTTAAACGTGTTAAATATCGTGCTAATAATACAGTCGCTGCTCTAGATCGCTGTACCCCCGACACTATCTGCATTAACCTCAACGGCGGCTATCACCACGCCGGAAAATACCCCAATACGGGATATGCGTATAGTTTAATTAACGATCACATTTGGGCTACTGACTATCAGCTAGAACGATATAACAATATCAGAATAGGCATCTGGGATAATGATTTTCACTATGCTGGTGGGACTATTGAATACTATAAGGATAGTTCACAGGTTGATGTATTTTCTGAACACGCTCCGCTTAGAGGCGTTTTATATAAACATCAACACTTAAGACAAGAGGGATTGGGCTGTTATATGTTTGACTTGAATACAGTCGATAAAGTTTTACTAAATCTAGGAACGGATTATTCTACAGAAGACGAATTATTCGGACAATATGCCTGGTACGATCGCAGCTGGGTAATGGCTTTCTGGAAGAATACTATTATGCATGTTCTAGAACATAGAACACCTCTAGCTATAACTTTCGGCGGGAGTTATGGAGATAAGGGGATTAGTATGTACAAAGAAATTATTACTTTTTGCCAGGAATTGCCAGGACTCTAATAACCCCACCGGTATACAGATCAAGTTCCTCAGCGACCCGAATCGCATCCTTAGCAGTACCACCAAATGTCATAATAGCTAAAGCGAATTCTTCGCCAGAGCCGAATGCAAACGGTGCTGGTATAGGCGTTGGATCTTCCAGGCTGTGATTATATAAGAACGCTTCACCGTCATCATTAATGACTAATATGAGCCATTCATCACTCTTGGCTAGTGCTAGTTTAGTGGGTACGAATTCAGATAACGGTTTAGTAGTCGCAAGAAAGAATTTCTTAACAGGAGCTGTAAAAGCAACATCTCCAGCAGCGGCTATTGTTGCATGTCTGGCTGGTGAATAAGCGATTTTAGGAGCGGCAGATTGAAACTTAGTATGTCCAGATGTAGACTGACTATCGCAAGCTAGAGTTTTGCCATCGAACGCAATAGTAGTACTCCACGCAGGCATATATGAGCTTAAGGTCATAGAAACTGCTAGAAGTAATGATTTATAGTGCATAACTTATAATTATACCTTAACAATTCGTAGTGCCTGCAAGATATCTTCGAATCTGCATCCCCTGTGGCAGAATAAGACGTTTTTATCGGTATTAACGCACAAGTTATTACAGGATCTGTCGAAGCCTTTGGAGGCGCAACAGGGACACTGTCCTATTAGTTCGCCACTGCCTGATTCCTTGAACTCCCAATGTGAAGGAAATTCCGCCAAAAGGGGTGTTTTAGGTTTATTCTGTAACCGTCGTGAACGTTTTTCCACTAAAGCCGGCAGATTAGAGGCTATTGTAACTACTAAATCACCAGAATTGGGGGACTGTTGAAGAAACCAATCTAGCTGGTCATCGTCGGGACAGTCTAAGAATAACCCGCGCTGACCTGTTTTCTTGTGAACACCTAACGGTAAGCGTACTAGATTACCTAATTGTTCTGGTTTTATAGATGTTTGTTTAGGAAACGATTCTGCCTTTAGCCCTGCAAGCATGCATGCATATATTCCCATTCGATGTACCAACGCTGTAGCAACCGGTCTATCGAATAAGAGCCATACGTGTCCCATACGACCGGGGCGTACCGATTCGCGTAAATAAACCAAATTATTAATATTAAGGTAGTGCAGAAGCCTATTAAATTCTGTTGTTTGGTGGTCATCGTCGATATCTATGCATAAAAATTTGCTGGTATTGTTTGCTGGGCTGGTAGTGTAAATGCCTAAAGTTTGTTTCCCCGTGAAATGATCTTCTAATAGTGAATTCGTAATCGACTGTCTGATAGCTAGATAAGAGCCATTGGTTTGCTGTAGCCCGTGGGCGTTCGGGTTACTTTGAAACCTCTCCAGGAACTGCCTCTCTCTGCCTATCACGCTCACGTATGCACCTTATGAAATCAGTATATGTGACTGTCTGTTTAACTGCGCCGAATCGCTGACATAATTTCACGAACCATGCAGGACGTTTAAATAAATATCCCAGCATATAATAAACCATATAAAGTTTGATTACTAGTTTCCATGCTGTGAATTGTGCCTGTTGAATCATGCCAATAAATCCCGCCTATCGTTTCATGTTCGGACATTGCTGCATTGCAAAACTCTTGCACTTTGGTTGTATCGACATGCGTGAAGCCGTAGTTCTCTAAAACTATGGTGTCAATTTTAGCAGTGCTGTCGAAGATGATTTTCATGGACTTAACCGTAGAGCGAAATCCCTAAGCACATTTTTTTCTTTAGCTCTGATTTTAAATTCCTTAGCTATATCACTAACGTTCTGACCATCGAATAACTTATCACATACTAGCTGAACTAATATATAACTGTCTAATTTGGGTAAGTCGTTATACCTGATATTTTTCCAACCGTTATCATGAAACATTAATACATACACAATTAACCATGTATGCCACATATTAACGTTACCTGTGACTATCTCTACCGGTAGTTTCTTGCGGTATTCGCGAATGGCAAATAAGCGACTGTTGATAGCATCCTTATCGGCCTTATTATGCTTAGATTTGATAATTAATCCGCGTTCTTCTAGACAGTACATGTATAAGTGTGAGAGCCAACCTCTGACGTCCTGCATTTGATTGATCTGTTCTTCGGTGATTAGCTCCGTGGGAGACATTTCGCTTTGGGCTATCAGTTCAGCCTGCATAGCTAAAATTCTGAAAATCTTCAGAGAGATGAACTGAGAGAATATCTGCTAATTCTAAAAAAGTCATACCATTATCATTTAATTCAGCGATTTTATTGTATATACGCATAGGTATATTAAATATTGCTTTATCTCCGACTGGAGCACTTAAAGTTCTGTCATGATTTAGTGCATGAAACACCATCATTGCACACATCTTAGGTCCGGCTTGCATCCTACCGTCTGTGTTTTGTTCATATTCGCCTGAACGCAGAGCGTTTATGAAATCCTGCTTGGTAACTGTTTTTACTGGTGATAATACTGACATAGAAACCTCTTGACTGACTAGTGAATTATAAGTGTACATTCCTGATTTAATATATTAATTCTTATCCAACTTCAAGCATCGTTTCAAATGATCACGATAATTTCGCTTCTGAAAACTTACTATGAATAGCATTGCTAGGAATACGCTACCGAAGAATTTAGCCACGTTTGATACTCCTGCCGGTAATCTTACGTCCACGGGGTTTGCGCGTTTTAACTGGAGATGGTGACAGATTGTCACCGACTGCCGATAATTCGATAGTTTTAACTGCGCTGATGGCTAAGTCTTGCACTGTCTGCTGTAGATTACCTGTTACTGCTAACGGTCTAACCGGTGGAGGGCTAGATATACTGGGTTTTAATAAATCACTAACCATACTTCGAAACTGCATCCATGGGAAAAACATACCTGGATCTTGGTGGTTGTTCCCAAATTGCCTTAAATAAGGATCGCTATGTCCGATGACATTCTGAAGTGGAATATTAAATTTCTGCATTAAAGCAGCCACTAACTGTACTACGGAGGTTAATTCTGGATTAGTTAGCCAGCCCTTATCGCGCAAGCAGCCATCTGATAAGTTTCCTGCTATGGGATATCGATCAACCATTTCGATACCTATACAGAAGGGATTTGCATTGCATACGTGCCAAGCGGTATCTACTAATTGAACCATCTGAGTAATAGAACCGTCTCTATCAATCACGTAGTGAGCCGATACCTGTGCGATAGTGTTCTGAAAGGTAGCTATCGTGCCTTGTAAGGTGCCTAGCGGGCAGTGCAGGACTATATGCGTAATCCTATCCGCATTACGACCCGCGCGAAAATTTGGTGATTTAATAAATCTAATAGTCGATAAGTCAATCATGCCACTATAATAAACTAGTCATTCTATAATTACAGGTTAATTACGGTTAATTCATGAGAGCATTAATTCTTCCCGGCGGGGGAGCTAGGGGAATTCTACAAACCGGTATGTACGCTGCTTACCTAGAACAGTACAAAACGTACGATTTTATATGCGGTACTTCTGTAGGTTCTTTAAATGCGATTTTTATAGCCCAGAATGAAATGTTTAAGATGCTAGAGTTGTGGAGGCATATTAACAACTGCGATGTATTTACATGGAACCTACTTAACGCATTCGGACCGAAGGGCAGTCTGATGGATATAACGCCTTTAGCTGCTTTAATTCACCAAACCTTAGATATCAATAAATTAAAACAATCAGGCAAGCCATTCTACGCCTCTACGACCCGGATTAACCCATTAGCCGCTGTCACTAAGAATATCTGCAATATGACCCAGGAGGAAGCTGAAAAGTGGGTCTTAGCATCAGCTAGCGCACCCATGGCATTCCCGGTACAAGTAATCAACGGCAAACAGTACTCAGATGGTGGATTAACCAGGAATTTCGGCATATCTCATGCTATAGCACTGGGTGCTACTGATATCGTCGTTCTATGCTGTGGTGCTATGAATTCCTCTGATGTTAAAAACCTATTCGATATGATTAAGTTGCAATTATCTGTGCAGTCCGCAGCACAATTTACCGATGAAACCGAACTGGCTCAAATATTAAATAAATCTCAACATACGGTATCGCTGACGGTATACAAGCCAGACAGCATAGATTTGAAACAATTGGACTTTACTGGAGCCAGTAGAAACTATAAGAAATATTACGAACAGGGTTATAATATTATGAACAAACCAGCTTTACAGTTTCGTAAGGTTGCTCAAACAGGTATGCAACCCCGCTGGCAGGTATTTCATTAAATGCTTAAATATATAACCGATTCGTACTACCGCCAGTCCTTCCCGCGATGGATGTGGGATACCCGCTACGAAACACTTCGCCTACGCGATTTGTGGTTAGAAGGCAAATTTTATAATGTCATACCGTTAAGCTTCGAAGAAGAACAGTCTGGTAATACACGAAATCTGATGCGAAATCGTAGACCTAGCGTTCAGCATAACTTCCCACGAATGATTGCCGATTTAGCTTCCCGTAAGTTATTCGCCGGCAGGCATGTTCCTAGACTGAAACATACGGACCCGGCGTTCTTACTTAAAGTACAAGCTTTAGTGGAAGAACTTAAGATGCCCGTTAAGATGCTTGAGGCTATTAAGCGTGGTTCTGTTGGTTCCGTATTGATACTATTTAAGTTTCTCACTGTACCAGCTGGCAGTGATCAGGTGGCAGTGAAAGGCGTTGTAGAAATTAAACAAACGCAATACTGTACGCCAAAATTTAATCGCTTTGAAGAATTAGTCGGTGTTTTAGAACACTATATAGTGGATGGCTCTGAATTACTCTCCCGTGATTTAAAGTACGATCGCGAAGGGCAAGTAATTGAATCCGGTAAAAACTATTGGTTCCTAAAATATATAGACACTAATAGCGAATGTACTTATTTGCCTATCGAAGAGCATGACTGGAATCCAATGAATTCTGGTTGTAAACAATATCAAGATGGTCCTAGTCTGCAGCCGTATCCTGCTGAGAATAACCCGTATGTACATGGTATGGGATTCCTACAAGGAGTCTGGATTAAAAACTTAACCGGTGGACGCAATCCCGAAGGTAATAGTACCTGGGATTCAGCACTGAACAACTTTATTGAAATAGATTACGTTAAATCGCAAAATGACCGTGGTTTAAAATACGGCTCTGCACCACAGATAGTGGTAAAGGGTGATTTCCGGGCAGAGCAAGAAGGCGATGAAGCTGGAGATCAACCACGCGATCCTTCGTTTATTATGCGTTTAGCATCTGATACTAAGGATGGTATGGGTACGGATTCATCCGGACATGATGCATTTCTATTAGAAACAAATGGCGCAGCCGCTAAAGCCTCTGATGATTTTACAAGACAATTGAAGCAAGGCAGTTTGGAACAAATCACTGCCGCACGAAAAGATATGGAGTCTATTAAAGGTGCTGTATCCGGTAAAGTTATCGAATTAATGGATGAAGACTATTTAGATCTACTTGAAGAATTGAAAATCATGTATATTAATTACGGTTATTTACCATTAACTAAAAAACAATGCAAAGCTGCTGCTATAGCAGGGCATGCTCTAATGGTTGGCGCAACTGATCAAATGATCGATGGCTTAGAAGTCGAATGCCCACCGTTCTATCTACCGGACGCGCAAGATATTCAGTTAATGGTGCAAGGTATGGTTGAAGCTTCATCACCGAAACTATTATCAGAAGGCGGTGGTGGTGAACAAGCTCCGACTACGGTGCATGTACCGCCATTAATTCTACCTGAAGTCGCCGCACAGTTTATACACAGACAGTTAGATTTGGTTGAACATAGCGAAGACCGTGCTGATATTCCTGGTACTAAGCCAGATTTGAATAGTATGCCAGACCCGCAACCGAACGCCGATGAGGCTGCTGGCGGAAGTGCTATGGAATCCGGTATTGTTGATGCGTTGCTGGGAGGCAAGGTGAGTAATCCATGAATCCTATAGATGCAGAAATAGAAAGCTTACGTCCCGCTTATAAAAAGGCATATAAACTCTTTGATAGTCGGCACTATAAATCCGCTACGCATTATCCAGATTTAGAGGATCAATCAATAATTGAAAATTTTCATGAATTAAATGATCAATTAGGATTTCTTCGAAGACAAAAACATGTTGCTGAGTTAATTTTGTCAGGCTTTAAGTTGCGTGGAGATTTCGTTCATGGAAGTTAATCACATTAACCGCCCCATGCCGAAAATGGGCAATAAAATAGAATGCATTGAAGACCATGGTATATACGTATTACAAGACAGTCCAGGCACATGGCGTTCGCTAGCAGTTACCAGAACTGGTAATGGCACGATAAGTATGTATCTGGGGCTGCCTGAACCTAACGGTAGTACTCACAAGCTCCGTAAAGTATTTCGTGCATCAGTGATGGGTATGTGGATGTTTGATGCTGGCTTCGATGAAGGCTTAACTCTAGTATGTGAAGGCTCCGGTATTATGGCCGGTGGTGGACCTTGCATATCGGTTACATGGGTTGAGGAACGTAAGGCACAGAGAAAAATTGAGGTAGTCTAATATGGACGACCTGGTATTAGTATCCGAAGAACTGAAAGAAAAAATCCGCAGTGCTGGTGGAAATAAACTAAACCAAGCCCAGCTAGCGGTCTATTTAAATCTACCCGATCAAGACTGCCGTATGTTATTTTTTAAGAATCCTGAACTGAATCGTTTGCTACGTTTAGGTGAACTAGATATAGTTGTTGAGCAGATGGAACGCCTAAAGCGTATCGCCCGCAATGATGAAGATCGTAATCAATTCGCTGCTACTAAACTCTTATATGAAATTTATAGTGATAGACAGTCTACGCCTAGTACGTTAGTGGTTAACCAGACTATTAATAATAGTAATGTAGACCGTAACTTAAAATTATTGGAGAGCTTGGATACGGATACTATCGAAGCTATAGTTAATGATTGACATCCTAGCCAAAGCCTCTGAACGACTCATACCATTCGCAAGACTGGTCTATCCTGGCTTCATAGCACCACCATACTTGCAGAAAATAGCTGAACAGCTAGAAGCCGTTGAACGTGGTGATATACGACGATTGATACTTACAGTGCCACCTAGGCATGGGAAGAGCCTGCTGACTTCACAGATATTCCCGGCGCATTTCTTAGGTAGAAATCCACGATTGAAAGTCATGTTAAGTTCACACACTCAGATGCTAGCTTCTGACTTCGGACGTAACTGTCGTAACTTTATGATGCAGCCGAATTTTAAATTGATATTCCCGAATGTCTCAGTATCTGATGATAGCTCTGCTAAAAATGCCTTCAGTACTAATCAGGGAGGCGAAGCGTTCTTCATGGGTGTAGGAGGTGCATTACTAGGTCGTGGTGCTGATTTAGCAATTATTGATGACCCTGTTAAAGATGCTGAACAAGCTGACTCTGAAACATATATTAAGAAACTACGTGACTGGTATCGCGAAACGTTATACACAAGGCAAATGTCCGGCGGGCGGATAATTATCATCATGCAACGCTGGAGGGCTAATGATTTGATAGGATGGTTACTAGATCCTAAAGAACAAGAATTAGTCGAAGACTGGAAAGTTATTAACTTCCCTGCTATAGCTCAAGAGGACGACCCTCTAGGGCGTGAACCAGGCGAAGCGCTCTGGCCGGAGAAATACCCTGTTGAAGAACTTAATAAAATACGTACAGTCTTAGGTTCCCGTAGTTTCAATGGATTGTACCAACAAAAACCATCACTTACCGAAGGTGCGATATTTAAGCGTGAATGGTTTCATATTGAACAGGTGGACTATAAGTTACTGCGTGCGCCTAAAATCATGTATCTAGATACAGCACAGAAGGAAGGTCAGGCTAATGATTACTCCGCTGCTACTTGGGGCGCTAGATATAAGAATGGTATCGGTGTTTTAGGTGCCACTAAGGGTAAGTTTGACTTTCCTAGACTGATTAAATGGACCGAAGAATTGTCTTATCGAAATCGTATTAGTGCGATAGTAGTTGAAGATAAATCGTCAGGCACTTCATTGGTACAGTCCCTGAAGAAAACTTCCAAGATACCAGTAATCGCAATGAAGTTTCAAGGTAATCCTGATAAGGAAGAACGCGCACATGCAGTGACACCGTTGCTGGAGTCCGGGAAGGTAATATTTGATAAGTGGAGTCCGCAGGATACGCAAGAAGATTTATTTAGTTCGCTGCTGCAGTTCCCTACGGGTAGTCACGATGATGACGTCGACAGTTTAGTAGGACTGCTAACTTACCTCAGTAGGGCTAACTTAAAAAATGTCGGTAAGGGCACTATTCAGATGCCGAATGTGTGGGATCGTTAGCGAAAAATAACCAGCATCGAAGGAAATGGTGCGCTATTCTTACTATCGCTAAACTTTAATCGACCTTTGATGAATTCTATATCTATATTTTTCATGTTGTAAATGTACTCATGAAACCACTTAGTGTCAGTTCTGGCTGGAATTAGCATTACTATCTTAGCGCCGTTAGATTGTTCATCTGATGCCTTAATAACCCAGTCTTTAATTTTAGAATATGGAGGATTGCACCACACCCAGCCAGGTGTAGTAATCCAGGATTGCTTAAGTCCATCTTGTTCTTTCGTATAGTAATCATCGCATTTCGTGTTTTCTGTAGTAGCGCATACATCTAAGGTGAATTTATATTTACGATTATAAAACCGAAAAAAACTATCTGGCGTAGACCACTCATCTGAGTTGCTGCTGAAGAGGGATTTATTTATCATGTCATCTTATATCCTAAATGAATTTCCTGAGCATCTAATAACCATCCAGGAGTACCGCCGAACTTATATTCTTCGTATTCACTCATACCTAATATGCCCTCTTTGATTATCTGCTTAAGTGCATGTTCGGGTATCCCACGGCAGGCGTTGACGCAGGTGACTATGCGTTCTGCATCTGTCCATGATAATCTACGACCTAAAGTTAATATTGGATTTTTATCGCAATCATAAAAACCCTCTTCCCGAAATGTCCACGGTTCTGGTGAGTGATTAACCACGTTTGTACCCCCTTAATTTATTAGCAGCTAGTAGTGTTAATAAACGACCGAATTCATCCTTCCGAAATAAACCGCCTAGAGGTACGGTGAATGCGCGATTAATTATGAGCATATGCTCTCTTGGGTCTAGAAGCTGCTTCAATTGGATTCCATCCTCTACGAATTCTGTCTCTGCATATTTTATTGGTTACTATATTAAACAATTTTACTAATTGAGTCAAATTATATGAATTATTATTGTGGTCAAACAATCGTTTACAGTGAGAGTAGCCTTCCTGTTTTCTTTGAATCCAATCTTTAGAGTTGCCTTTAGCGATAGCTGATTTATGTGCTTGGGATAATTGGCGACCGGTAAATAATTGAGATAGTTGTAGTTTTTGCGTATCGCTCATTTTGCGACCCTTATGAGCTTTAGATATTTTTAATTTAGATTCTAAGGTATGAGCATATCCTGGACGACCTTTATTTATAAGAGATAATTTACGTTTCGTTTCTTCCGATCGTTTAACACCCCTAGGGCTCCCGGCAGTAAAACTAATATTAAAATCGATGGTACGATTTAATACGTTATCTAAATACCACTGCTCTCTTGTAATACAGTCTTCAGGTAAGCATTCTTCTAATACTTCAAATCTGAATTGATCAGCACCGTACTTGTTCCAAGAACGTTGTAATAAAATATTCCAATGTTTATTCGCATTTAAGCTTGCCTTATGTGCTCTCCATCGTTGTTTTAAATTAGTCGCACTACTGCCTATGTAGCATTTATTATTAACTAAATTTGTAATTTTATAAATACCAGTACTCATTTTCGTTTATAAGTACGCATTTTCAGAGCAACTAACTGGGATAATAGTACACCGAATTGTTGTTTATCAAACAAACTAGTTAGGGGAACAGATATTGCTTTGCCTAGATGATACCATGATTGATATAAGCGCCGTGTTTCACGAACCATAAGGCGCATGTCTGATTCCAGGTTTCCACTGTATTTTATTTGCATGTATTAATACCTCAAGCATACTGGCTTACAAAAACCATTGATAGCAATTTGCGATAAGTCATATCGTAAATGACAGCCTTTACAAGTGATATATCTAGCTTCATACGATTCATAACAACAGGTTCTACTAATGTACTCACCCCATACTAATAACTTGCCACATTCCAAGCATTCGAATGGTTCGAACGATGAAAATGAAACTTGGAGATAATCTGCTATGTCCATATTATTCTAGCCCTAGCTCCTTGCGTAATTCGATAATTTTAATTGTCGGTGGTATGTAATGATTATATTCAGTGGCAAGCTCCCGCCAAAGGGATTCGCGTCTGCGCCCCATTTCAGCAGTGGATTCTGCGTAGACAACAACGTTTTCCACTTCCTGAGCTAGTTGTTTGAAGGCTTCTAGTCCGGCAGCTGTATTAAAGCCATCTGTGCATTCCTGAGCAGCATCAATAAGTTTCTGTGCTATCATACTTCGCTCTCCGCTAAGTCGATCCAGTATTGTGAATAATCACGATCTTGCTTGCCGTATACAAAGTGCAAACCTTCAATTTCTGCACACGCCAACTCCAAAGCTTTCTTGTAAACATCGATATTCAGCTCTCCTGGTCCTGGAGGATAATTGTCTAAGTTGTATTGGCAGATTCCGCATAAAGCTTCCTGCCTGTTGACGGCTTGTGAGATTAGGGATTCTAGTTTTTGCATCACTAAGTCATCATCCCAATCGGAGTCGAATATTAGCTTACGCAATTCCTGTTGAAATGTATTCATATGTTATGGTATTTCATACCTACTCCGGCTCAATGCAAACACGTAACTGTGCTGCCTTTAAGACATCATGATATGCGCTAACGCGCTCTTTGCTATCTATCCATATTAAGGCAACCTTATGTGCGCGAAGATCATTAAATATAGTTTCCATCTTGTGTTTGTTAAACGGGAATATCTTCAATAATATAGTTTCAATATCTTCGCGAAACATATCCGATTTAAACAACAACAAATTCCACATCTTCATTTCGTCAGCATCTGTATCGTTTATCTTATCGATAACTGGGGGGCGATCTAAAACTGCAGGCATCACTTAACCCCTCCGAATAACGCAGTAATTATAAGTAAAAATATTAGATATCCGACGCCAAAATAAATTAGGCTGCCTATATTAAACAATAACTGTCGCATATTATTTCGTACCTCCGAATAACGCCTGAACCTTAGCGCTGACACTGGATTCGTCTAGTCCGGGTGCTTCAATATCTAAATCAGCAAACTTAACCACCTTACTATTTTTAGTATTAGTTTTCGTATGTCCGAAATCCAACTCACAAGCAGCCTCTTCGGCTGCGACTAATCCAGATAACACATCTGGGAAGGCTTGCCTTAGAGCCACAGCTAGAGCGGTTTTTGCTAGGAACATATGCGGTTTTTCAGTGTGCCACTTCGATGACTGATATTCGGATAGAAATACTTCATCGCCTTCAAAGAGACGAACTTGATCCATGACAAATCTATACACTGTGGTTTGCGCTGATAATAAGACACCATTTTCGGCATACCTAAAGAATGCCTTATCCTTACCGGCATAAGTACCAGTCTTGCCACATTTATATAATAGTGTGGATACCTTAGCATATATTAAAAATGCATCTACTGAAGGATTATATATAGCAACATAGGCATCATCACCTAGATTGTCATTGCGGCTTAATAGTAGAGCTTCTTCGCGGGCGGCTATTTCAGTTTTATACATTAATTAGTTACCTCTACACACAGATTATCTTATGCAATAACTTATGTAAATCAGTTATGAAGTTTTATTAAGTTCAATAAGATACGCTTCAGCAGCTGCCAACTTCTCAGTCATGACATTCAATTGCTTCTCTAGATCTACTATTAAAACTTTAAGCCCTACTATGTCGCGCTGCTTGCATAGAATAGCTAGTTTTAGCTCTTCGGCAGACATTCTCATATTTAGTGCTCTACTGGCTTATTGCGCACGGCTTTCAGCCCATTCTCAATATGAAACTTTAAAAATGTCATATATTCAGCCGGACCGGTATGGCTATTGGCTGCAGATTTTAGAGCAGCAAATAACACCTGAGAGTCCCGCTTATGCGGAACGCCATGTTCAGCGCGGTGCATGAGGTCTAGGATATGGTCGTCAGACACAGTTATTTCCTGCCTGATTTCTTGGCTGGTTTTTTCTTACTGGCGGTTTTTTTCCTGGCTACTGATTTCTTGGAAACCATAGCAACACCAGTAGCTGCGCCGCTAAGGGCTAGCAGGACTAGTAGGACTAATAAGACTAAACTAAGCATTATTATTTAACTCCTTGTAGGACGGTATTTGTATAAGCTTCTGGATTGTTAACATGCAACTTATCTACTGCTGCACGAACTCTAACTGGATCACCAGATTCTAGTTCTGCCTTGACGGATTTTCTGACTACATTACGGGCGAACTTTTCGGCTTCTTCGTCTGACAACACTTTAGGTGTGCCGTCGTCGTTTTGCATACGACCTGATTTAGCGAAGGATACCATTGATTCAAATTTATCTGGAACCATAGCTTGAGCTGCTGCTTTCTGCTCATCAGTGCCATTCTCTAGGACTGCAGCTACACGTTTACGAATTACACCGGCTGCATAAGCTTCAGGACTGGTGATTTCTGGCTTATTTGCTACGACATAAGCAATGACTTCTTCGATAGTGCCTGATTCGTATACTGCGTTTACCGCTCCAGACTTACCATTCTTCTTAAGTTCTTCGCGCTTTGCTAATGTTTCGTCAGCCTTCTTAATAGGATTTGGAACATCTTTGCGCTTGGAGAACATTACTATAAGGTCTTCACGTGAGCCGTTGAAGTATATGTCATCATTAGCTTTCTTCTCAGCTAATTTTTTATCAGCCCAGGCTTCTGGGTTAGCCCAGCCTTTTTCAGTTGCAAAATTTATGAAGTCTTCTCTAGTTCGTAACATACGATATTTCTCCCGATTTAATATTTTTTGGCAGTGTTCTTTTATTAACTGATTGGCACTTTCAATAGTTATACACTGAAGCTGTTCAAATAGCACCTTAAATGATTTTAAATTTTGCTTAAACACTTTCCCGCAAATGGGACAAATCATTGCCCGTTTCTTGACATAATTACCACACGTCAAACAGAGTCGTAAGTCAACACCAGCTATAGTATCGCGCTTTGTACGCGTCCCGTAATCATCTAAAGTCCATGACCTTCGTATCCATGGTGGTCCATGCTGCCCTACATTATTAACATGATCAATTAATATAGCTGGTTCATTATCTTCAGTTGGACGAAGTACACGACCTATTTGTTGTAAATATACAATTTTTGATTTAGTAGGGCGCAGGAATATACCGCACTTTGCGCCGGGGAAATTATACCCTTCAGTCAATATATTCGCCGACATGACACATTTAATTTGTCCTGTTTTAAACTGCTGCAAAATTGTTCGACGTTCAGTATCAGACAAGCCGCCATCTATACCGGAGGATGGTATGCCGTTATCATTAAATAATTGTACGGTTTCGTATACGGATCTAACGTTTGGACAAAATACTAATGTAGGTTTTCCACCGCTTAATGTACGATAATGCTCAATCACATCACCAAATATAACCTTTGAGTTGTCATCGAACCATTTATTGATAGCCTTTGGGTTGTAATCACCGCCTATAACATCCCAATCTTGACGATTCTGCTCTACCAAAGCTGCTGTTTTGGATGGTATGTATAATTTGGGTTTAGCTAAGTATCCTTGCTGAATTAATATTTCAATAGACGGACCTTCAATTAGAATATCGAAATTTTCGCGTAATGGTTTGCGATCAGTCCTGCGTGGCGTGCCACTTAATCCTAATATTTTTGCTTTATTATTAAAACACCTTGCATAACTAGATGCATTACTTCGATGGCATTCATCGACGATAACTAGTGAGGGAGTAGGTAAAGTATCTAATTTCTTTCTAGCCAGAGTTTGAACCATGCATACGTATGTGTTTGCAGAAGGATCGTATGGATACTTGGAAGCTATATAGCTATGGGGTATCTGGGCTTCAGCAAGATAATCGGATACTTGTTGGCATAATTCCCGAATATGCACCGTAAAAAATACAACTGCTTTCGGATTATGTTTATGCAGTTCTTGAATGAGCGACATTGCAATATGAGATTTACCCGCGCCAGTAGCAAGCTGAAGCAGTACTCTGTCGTGCGACTTCCAGGCATCACATATTTGCTGAATTAGATTTAATTGATAGTCACGCAATTGCATAGTAATATGATAGGTCACTTGTTTGAATTTGAACTAATTATGAGTAAAAATAAACCACATGGTAACCAGCGGCATGGATTAAGTCATCATCCAATACATAGATTATGGGATGGTATTAAGCATCGTTGTAATAATTCCGATTCTCAGGATTACCATAACTACGGTGGACGGGGAATTACTGTTTGCGATAAATGGAATAATAGTTTTGAATTATTCTATGAATGGGCAATCAATAATGGTTGGCAGACTGGATTGCAGATTGATAGATATCCTGACAACAATGGCAATTATGAACCAAACAACTGTAGATTTGTTACTTCTAAAGAAAACAATAACAATAGGAGAAATAATATCAAAATTCAATATGGTGATAATTCATACAGTTTATCTCAATTAGTGAAACATTTTAATTGTGTTAGTTATGGAACCGCGAAAGAAAGGATTAGAACTTATAACTGGGATACCATCAAAGCTTGTTCTACTCCTGCGGGACAATATGTGCATCGTAATCAGTATATGGAGTAGCTGGATTGGGTACGGTCTAAGCATCGCTATTTAATAATTCATCACAGGCTAAATCAAAACATTTCTGGCAGGCAATGCACCATTTTAAGTCACCAGTTAATTGAAATGCACGACAACCAGAAGTGAGTGTATTACACCAACCGCATATACCATCATACCAATGAGGATTAACATAAATTTTATTCATCAGATAACCGCTTCCGGGCTTCATCTATAAATTCTGCAACTAATTCACTGTATGGCTGAAACGGATCATATTGATCGCAATCGCGTAATTCAGCCGTTAGGAGTAACGCTAAATCGCGAACTTTGATTTCATACTGAGCTTCGTCTAAGGCTTCGGCTAATTCAGTGATATGTTCATAATCAGCTTTATTCGTACGGGTTAATTCCTGCAGGAGGTATTGCATGTCTCTCCATCTATGCCATGCCGTAGGGCAATGCAAACACTGCCAATAGAGCCCACCATCGTATACTTCGGGTATTTCTACCGTAACTATATTTTTAGTTTCGTTACAGTCCGGGCAGATGCCTAGTTCGTTATAGGGTTTTAGTTTCATAAATTCTCCGTTTAATAGTTTTCTTATCAGCTACACGTAATAACAATCGCTCCAGTTTACGACCTTCATGCCTGCGTAATTCTTCCATCCCCTCAAAATCCTTACAACGATTCATAGCATTATGCCATTCAGCTATAGCGACCTGAAGTTCTTGCTGGAATTTAGTTAACACAGTTTAATTATCCTCCGCAGTACGATGCTGATATTATAGACAGGAATTTATAGGAGGTAACTAATTATTAAGCATGCATAAACAAATCTTTACATTAGACGTAACCTGCTGCTCTAAGGTATGGTACGCGACGAAAGAACTTGCTAAGCTGACGCTAGAAGCTAAACAGATTATTAAATATAACACGCCCAAGGCATACGTATATAAATGCCCGCATTGCAATGGGTTTCACATTAGTTCGGGGAAGCGTGCATGTACGACCAGCAGATAACCATAGACTACGCCCTAAATCTATTCCAGGGGAAGTTTATACACGTTCAGGAAATTAAACAGCTAAAACCCCACGAAAAAACTGACCTACACAGCGGCTTCACCCGGCTGGCAGATCAGTTAGAACTGTCGCTAGTCCATCTGGCTATCATAGCAACATTCGATGAATCTAGTATTGATAAATTATTAGACTTATCTTATTCTTTCGAAGGGATTAAATCTATCTTAGCTGCTAAGGCTGTACAGGATTATAGAGATACTGTAGTATCGTGCAGGTTTCCGATTAGTGGTGTGCGGAGTTTACTGCGGAGATTAGGGGTCATAGACCCACTGAAGGAATATTATCGTTATGTTGCTACCCGGTGATCAGAAAAAACATATGCCTACGGCTGCTGATTTAATTCATGACATACATGATATATTGCAAAACTTTGAATCGCGCATAAATAGTTTAGAAGAAAACCAGAAACTGGTTTTTAGTAGTGTGATTGATTTGCAGAATAGAGTTAGTTTGTTGGAGGGTGAGGATGAGTCGACCACATCAGGGTCCTGATTTAGCAGGACAAACATTCGGTCGATATACCGTTATCGAACGTGCTCATTTGGATAAATCAAGAGAACGGCACTGGTTATGTAGATGTGAATGCGGTACTATAACGTCCTCACCTTCTACATCATGCCTGAAAAGTGGACAAGCTAAATCCTGCGGTTGCTTGCACAAAGAAATTGTAGCTGATCAAATGCGTATTCGGGCTAGAACGCATGGATTATCCAAACATCCAATTCATAAATTATGGTTTAAGATTAAAGAACGTTGTTATAATCCGAATTGCCAATCATATCCTATTTATGGTGGACGGGGTATTGCTATGTGTCAAGAGTGGTTGGATAATTTCCAAACATTCTACGATTGGGCTACTAATAATGGCTATAAACGCGGTTTGCAGATTGATCGCTTCCCCGATCAGAGTGGTAATTACGAACCGGGCAACTGTAGATTTGTTACCAGCAAGGAGAATAACCGTAATCGGCGGGATAATGTTTATTTAGATTATCAAGGAAAGAGGTATTCTTTACCAGAATTTATAGAACTATTTGGTGCTGTTAAAGCTGACTGCGCTAGATTACGTATCCGACGTGGATGGAATCCATTACAAGCTTGTTTGGAGCCTAATCGTAGATGACTCAAGGAACTATTCATGTGCACGCATCGTCCCTGGATAATTTCCTGGACTGCCGACGAAGAATGCTAGCTAATAATTATGGTTCTATGCTTAAAAAAGCGGGCTATGAAGTTCGGGAACAAGTACAGTATGTAACTGGTAATGTTGGGTCTGGTATACATGCTTCAGCACATCATTATAATGAACATTATATGAAAACTGGTTTACTGCCAGATGAGAAAATATTTCAAGAAGGTATCGAAATAGGCTTTGCCGAATTCAAACGTCGTACATTGATGGATATGGAAACTAAAGAAGTCAGATTCACATTAGCATTTCCAGATTATGATGCTATTAAAAAACATATGACTGAATACGCTAGAGTTTATGCTGATATTGTTTTACCTAGCGGGAAGACTGAATTAAGTGAACAGCATTTTGATATTCCTATATTGGCGGCGGATGATAAGTTTCCAGCTTTTCATTATAAATCCACACTGGATAGATATGGAGATTTCACGTTGCGGGATCTTAAAACTGGAAAAGTTAAAACTCCTGCTATGGCACAATGTGGTACATATGTATGGCTATTAACTCAAGCTGGGTACGAAGTAAAAAACGTACAATTGGATTATTTAATCCGTCCAAGAGATGGAGAACCACCAGAACATGTAATAATTAAATACGATGCAGCTGCCTGTATGAAATTAAGCCAATATGCTACAGTTGCATTGATAAATGACTTGAAAGAATTCATTCAAACGGGAAACTTGGATCATGTCCTCCCGAATCCCCGGAGTGAAAACTGTAGTCTATTCATGTGTCCTCTCTACTCCACGTCGTCATGTAGCGGATGGCAAAGCAAAGGTATGAAGTGATAAATAACGCTATATATATAATCGCCCTAGTAATTATAAGCATGCTGTCTTACGACTCCGGTTATACAACCGGTACATCAGACGCAACCAAAAATATTACCGATCAGTTCACTGCTGACTTAGAGAATGTATTATTCGAAGGGCAGTATACACAGATACCAGCTAGGACGATGATTTTATTTAAGGGACTACATGTATTACGATAACACCCTCCGAACCGTACGCTACCTGGAACGCGCACATCGATACTACGAAGTTATACGCCAAGGAACAATTAAACAGTTATGCTTACTGGTAAACAGAAAACCGAAAGAGCCGAAGATTCTGAGATGGGAAGACATAAATATACGTCCCTTCCAGACGCACACCTAGCCCACTTACTAAACATTGGCTGGAAACCAGACAGTCCGTTGATTAGAAAGTACGTACAGAAACATGGATTGCAAGAATTATTATTACAGTGGGGGGATGGAAATGTCGGACAGTGAAAGAATAGAAAAATATTTTGATATCCTGTATCCCGATAGCATACTATCACTACGGATGATAGACAATGCTCAAGAATTCTTAGCAGCATATCCTTTCTTCGGTCCTACGGTAGATTATCCAGTATACAGTCCTGGTGATGAGGTAGACGGCTCAGGGGAGGCGCTAGGTGTCGGTGACAATTAAAGGACAAACATATTGTTCCATTAGGACGCAGTTTCCTGATTTCCCTGGATTAACACAGATCCCAGGATATCCTGGTTATTATGCTAAGGAAAATGGCGACATCTATGCATCGCGACGTAGTTATATGCCCAAGTTGTTGCACTATTATTTGAGTCCCAAAGGATATCATGTTGTAGATCTTTATAATAATTGGCAACGCAAAACAGTAACTGTCCATAAACTGATAATGTTAACATTTATAGGATCTAGGCCAGATGGGTTGAATGAAATTAGACATTTGGATGGCAATAAAGCAAATAATCATTTATCCAATTTGAAGTACGGAACATCCCAAGATAATGCAGACGATAAGAAACTGCATGGAACGTGTTACAAATCATTTGCTAAATGTCATCCCGACCGTCCATTAGTAGGGAATGGTTTATGTAACTATTGCTATCAAAAACAATGGGCTTTACAAAACATAGAAAAAGTGAGAGAGTCTAAACGGGCTTACCAACTGAGGCGGAAACAACTAGCATGAAACATTCAGAATTCATACCTTATCCTACAACTAAAACCGACGTAGACTCCTGGCTTGAAGTAGGTAAAATAGTCCTGAAAAACTTTCAGATGCATGAACGTACACAATATGCTGAATTTATATTCTTATGTTTAGGTATTATCTATTTCCTAGAGGCTATAGTTAAGAACACGCTGGAGATGCTCCACGCCGGTGGAGTACACTGATATGAAACCAGAGCCAGATAACGTGCCAGTAACCTACCTCTATACCTTCGAAATCAACAAACCGCGTGTACCCGTTTGTGAATTGCGCGTACTATCGGAATCATATGAGTTAGCTAGGGAATTCTGTTTAAACTTTGCTGAGAAGCATCAAATACGGCAGGTATCTGCAGTTGTGCATAAGCCAGGGAGGCGGAAACGTGTTAAAGACGCCTGAGAACATAGCTAAAGAGGCATTTAAGCGCCATACTATTCCCATTCAGACGCTGAAACTATTTAGCAATGTGCGCGGGAAGCTGTGGGCAGGACAGCCTATGACTCTTCGTGACGGTATGATTACATTAAAATTCCCCAGGAGATTAGATGTCGGTCTGCACGATGGCATGCCTGACCAGATAGGGTGGCGACAGATAGAGATTACACCAGATATGGTGGGCACCGTGATAGCACAGTTTACAGCTGTAGAACTTAAACGTTTCGATGGCAAAGGTAAGATTACAGCAGAGCAAATAGATATGATTAATCTTATAAATAACCAGGGTGGATACGCTAAACTGGTAGATAGCGAAGAATCTATGAGGGAGTATTTCTAGTGAGTTTAAAACCTCCGACTGGCGATTGGTTCTGGGATTTGGAAAATTATCCGCCAGCTAAGCTTTACATGAATAAATCAGCACAGCGTTTAATGGGACCACCATTGATTGCGCAATTTCTTGCTAAACTTATGCGTAATGAATATGGCTACATTAACGCCAGCAAGATCTGGATGCATTTCAATGGGCAAGTATGGGAAGAAATAGCATCAATATTTAACGTTATCAGAACCGCTGCTGAAGATATAAGAGATGCTTATCGCAAGAAAGCACTTGAAGATGAAAACTGGAAAAAAAATATAGATAATGGTTTTGCTGGGCTGGATAGTCTATTAACTCAGAACTTTGCACATCTAGTAATCAAAAACTTAGAATCTGATACTACTATGCATCGCAAAGAAAGTGATTTTGATAGAGATAGTCACTTATTCAATATGCCTGGGCAAATTAGACAGTTAAAAACAGGAGAGTATTTTCCTAATAGAGCAGATTACTTATGTAGACAGATAGCCGCTGTAAATCCATTGGATGATATGGACGGCGAACGATGCCCATATTACATGAAACATCTGAAATTCATGGCTGAAAATGATCCTGAAGTGATTGAATATCTAGAAAAATTATCTGGTTATATTCTCTCAGGCGATGTTGGTGCAATGAATTTTTACTGGATGTACGGCAGGGCTAATAATGGTAAATCCACATTAGTTAATATCTGGGCACATATTCTAGGAGGATTAGAACCGACTAGTTATTTCTGGCAAGCAGAATCAGATTTATTTGCTAAAACTAATACAAAACACCATCCACAAGCTATTATGCGTTTGCGCGGAAAACGATTAGTCTTTGTTGACGAATTAGATGGTCAAGAATGGAATGGCAAGTTTCTTAAAGGCTGCATATCCGGTAGCGCATTAAATGGTCATGAAATGGGCGGTAAGGGAGTTAATTTTAAGCCGGTCTTTAAATTGATATTTACTAGTAATCATAAGCCTACTGTTAACGCGAATGACGGCGGCGTTGTGCGTAGACTGCATCTTATGGATTTTGTGAATCAAATACCAGAAACCGAACAACTAGATAGTTTTATGGAAAGATTTTTGATACCAGAAGCTCCGTATATTTTAAATAGAATGCTCAAGGCTGCTAAGATAGTATTGAACACTGAAAAATGCAAATTAGCATTACCTGAAAAATTCAAAGAAGCCACTACTGAATATTTTGGTGATGCTGATTTTATACAGCAATTTATTGATGACTGTACTGATACCGGTGAAGCTTGCACTGAATCTTATAGTTTATTATATAAAACGTATAAAACATGGTGCATGGAAAACGAATATGACACTATGACTTCTAAGAAGTTTGGTGATTTATTGCGCGATATGGGGCATAAATCAATTAAGATTAATGGTTTGAGATATCGCAAGAAGATACAATTAAATCAAAGATGGAAGGCTAAATCAAATAATTCAGTACACATAAACAGTGAATATAACTAATGTTTATATAGATGATAATTATTTTCTAGTTTCTCTATAACATCCTTGCCTGATTCGACGACTGTTACATAATCATCAGAACCGAAATCAATAATAGTTAAATTATTATCCTCTGGTTTATAAGATGGATAAATAGACTGAATGTGATCTCTATGAATTGCAATCATCTTCTTGTCCGTTGTACGCGTTACATATATAAATTTCATAATTAAATTACTCCTATTAAAACTAACCCTATAATTATCTGTATGAATAATAAAACCAAAACCGCAAATAAAATTTCGCGGATAGAATCCATATTTAGATCTGTGGCGTCGTTATATCCCATGCCAGATAAGCTCCAGTTCGCTAACGAACAACAATAAACTTAAACAGAATATTTCAATCTTCATATGTCCTCCGAATATAATTCAGCTATTTCTGCACCCGTTTCTCTACTTACATCAATCAAAATATGCCTGAAATTTATGTTATCGATCTGTACCGGTCTAGACAAAACTAAATGAATGTAATGCTTCAGTGTTGGTGATAACTGGTAAGTATTTAGTATTCGTTTAAGTATTTCGTTTTTCATACTTACTCACCCTTACTCTTGGCGTAATCTCTTGTGTCGGACATGAAATCGTTTACATCGTCTTGACGCTTCTGATGATTGTTTTCGGTCATTAGACCACAGACCTTGTGATAATAGCCTGGCGCTGTGGATATTTCTGCTAATTCATAAACAATCGTCTGCTTACAGCGTACGCATATCGGATCGATTTCGCCTGGATCTAGGGTGAATTTACTTGTTTTAATCATATATAAAATCCTTTGCCTCACATGTGGAAGCTCTATCTTCAGCTAATCTACAGCGCTCTTTATAATAATCCAGCTCACTGAGTAAATATCTGCAGTCAAACCATAGCTGGTAGGGATTCATATCCTTATAGTCTGGGATAGGATCGATGCGGGATCGGATTTCTTCTAGCATATTAAATACCCTGGAATCTTATTTTTAATATCTTCAACCGATTCTTTTACTAATAGAAAATCATCTATTCCAAAGATAATGGCTGTAGTTAATCTATTGTCTTGATTGAACCATACAATCTTGTCGATATTGACCATTATCTTAGAATCATCCTTAGTTGTTAATTCTATAAATCTCATAGCTTACCTTCCAATATTAATAACTCACAATCATCGCAATAACCTGATTCGTTAGCATCGCATGCACAGTTTAGGCATTCTAATCTCACCGCAAACGGTGAGTTACCGTAGTTATTAATCGGGTTTATGTCGTCTAGTGAGTTATAGTCTAAGTCGCTCATTTTATTCGCTCCCATCACGCTACGCGTGACGCATATAATTTACCTATTTGAGATTTCTACTCCGTCTTCCAGCCAGCAACCTTCTTTGATAATTAAAGTTCTCATGATCTTAGTGCCTCCGTGTTTCTATATACCTATACTAGCAATACCTAGTCAGACTGTCCATGTTCCTATAATACATAATTACTGTTTTAATAATCCAAACCAGATCCATGTGGCGATATACAAGACTGCTAGAACATCTAATATGCATATCAATAAGTCAAACTTAAACCTATTCCAGTTTTGCCTATCAAGCTCTTGTTTTAATACGGTTCTTAATTTACTCATACCGACCTCTTGCTATCCGGTGCCACTGCCCATGCCAGGCAGATTACCCAGCCTAATACAGTCCACCCTAGGAATAGATTAATCACGCCTACCGACATTAGTCTAGGCTTGTTAATACATATCAACGATGGTGCCCAGTAGATGACTAGTGCGACTATTATCAAAAACGATCCGACTAAAAAACTTAACATAATATCCCTGCCTTTATTTGAGCTTATTACCATACTTTGCTTGTACATAATTTACCAATGCCGTAGTGGTGTCCCATACTGTAGTTCGGCGGACTACATTCACGCGTTGAAATGATTCTTGGTTAAAATCCTTACCAGTATCGTTATTGCCTAAATGAACAGCGCGATTTTTTGGTGCTTGTAATCTAGCTAAGCGATCTTGAGTTTTAACATGTGGGTTTAAATTACTATCTGATAACACTATACGCCTCCCATATACTTATCGATACTAATAATCTGAGCCGCTAATAATACTTGGCCATGTACGTCTAGTTCTAATTGATTGTCAGTTAATGCGGCTCTTGTATAATCTTTCCATAATTTGTCCGGTGCTTGTCCTTCAGTACTGACACTGAATTCTGCTTTTAAATATTCTGTTGTAATCATCCTGTCACCTTATCTAAGTCTACTAAAATAATTGTAATTAACGCCGTGATACTAAATATACAGATGGTAATCATATAGTTTGACCTGTCATCCAGTTCAGCTCTATGGTTAGTAAATATCTTGCAAGAATCGCGGTAACTGATATGTCTAACATGTTCTTGTCCTCTTGTCTGAAGTTGTAATACTACTGTTATATCAAATAGCTACCTACGTGTATAGGTAGCTATCTAACAGTTTTACATAATCACTATTTAGTGTTTACATTCTAGATAAGAGATTTAAATCCCTAGTTAGTACCTGATTTTCTAATATCAATCTCTGAATTATATTAGACTGCATATTTGCTTTACCTTCTAATGATGCTATGCGTACATGGCAATCTTTCATTAACTCATGGCTAGCATGCTCCGCTTGCCTATAATGCACCTGCTCTGTTGTTGGACGTCCTATAGTTGTAATCATTTCTCATACTCCTTGTTTGGTTACTGTATCTCTCCCACATATCACCTTGTCGTGCCACATTGGGGGGGGGGAGTATGTCAATTAAAGTGGACATAACCAGTGTAGGTACACCATGCATGAATACTAATACTGATAATTTTTAACTTTACAATCGTTAATTACGTATTGATTTTATAGAGGTGTCATGATAAATAGGCTAACTATCGGTCGCTGTGAAGTGTCGGTAATCGATCAACTTCACCGGAGCGCGTTTAATCACGCCACCGGACGTACGTATGGTAAGGTCTAGGATAAAATCCATGGGATATATGACTACCGTTGTTAATAAGCATGGCCTGTATAATTCCTTTTCGATACCTACTACATAGTCTCCGACCTTAACGCCATACTTGTTCAGATCGCTCTCAGGAAAAATATACGCAATACAGCCCGTTTGTAGGTTTATGGTACAACCTATAAGCCCTCTGATATTTGAGCGCCTTACAGAGCCAACCAGCGGCTTGCCATGTTTATCTAGAGCGGGATGTTGTATGCATAATGTAGGGGGATTGGATATGTAGCCCTGCAGTGGTGTTGCAATGCACGGCAAATAAGCTATTAGATAGATGATTAATAGGCTAGTAGTTTGTGTGTTAGGTAATTTCATTAGTTTTCATTATATGTTTTAATATGTGTTGTTTAATCTGAAAATTGCGTATGTAACTATTACCTTTGGCGTTTTTAATGATAGTACAGCCTAAGTTTTTTAATACGGTCAAAAGCATACGATTATCGATTTCATTATATCGTTTGTCCTTACGGACAATATCCCATAGTTGATTAAAAGAACAGTCTTCATGTGATGGGAAGCAAAGTTCAGTCAGTAATCTTTGCACTACATACATGTTGGTACTTACAACTCTAGGGCGCAAAGCGTAGGATCTTTGTCTGTTCCTGTACCATTGTTGAATATTATTAGATTTCAATACTTGACCTAACACCTTCTTCGAAGGTGTTTTTGTGCGCTTATCAATACAATAGTGCTGTAAACGCCCATGTATTTGATTTAAGAACATGGGCGGAAAATCTATTGATATCCGTTGATAATGAAATGTTAAAAACTTGTTAATTAACTTTGCGCTTTCTGGGTTTATTTGTCTATTCATAAATACCTGGAGACGACAACAGATAGACTATATGGGATCAAAGAGTTAAAGTCAACTATTCGAAAAGTGTATTGGATGACAACAGATAAGGTTTAATATTGTGCAAAATGTAAGCTCTGTATGCTTTTGACAGATAGGACACATATATCTATAAATCAATAGGTGGCAATAAAAGAATAGCTGTAAACGTAATAGATACGTAGAATAGACCTTATCACTACAGTTGTTCTGACTGAGCCAAAATTCAACTACAGCTCAAAAAACGCCATAAACCCAATCTCAGACAGTGTTTCCGGACTTTTACAAACCCTTATCGGTTGTCGTGGACCTGTTTACCCTAAAACTTAGTCGTATTGTCGTATTATTCTCTTAACCTACAGTTAACACTAGCGCTAGCTAGCGCTAGGTATTGAATAGTTAAATACATACACGCAACGCGATAAAACAGACAGCGTTTAGTGCTGTCTGTTAACTGTTAAATGTTCGCTGCTATCGGTAATGCTCCGATCTCTGATATCCCTATCAGCCTGACAACTTTGTAGTCAGCGGTTTACTTGGCTTCCAGGTCGTGGAACAGATACCGTGTGAGCAAGCGGTTGGGCTAGTGAATAAACCTCTTATGTAATTAATTAACTTACGCATTGCCTTGTCCTCCGTGCCTTAGTAATACTATATTAGCAAGAACTCAGGCGCTTGCATATGTAGCTGTATAACAGTGTTTACATAAGTACACATATGGCTAGATAGTGTATAACAGTGTTTACACAGTGTTATATGCATATATACATACACAGCCTGCCAGGCTGTATGTAACAGTGTTTACATAAGTACACATAGTAACGGTGGATGTCACACACACACACATACATACGCATGCCATACAGTGGCAGGCGTTACATAGCGTAGGTATATACATATAAGTACATGCGTTACGTAACCAGCTAGGCGTGGCAAGCGTTACATAACTTCATGAAGATATGTGAAGATGTGTGTATGTGTGCGTATGTGAAGAGATGTAACGATATGTGAAGCAGGGTATGCCCCCCC